AATATATAATAAATTTTATAATTTTTTTTTTTTTTTTTTTTTTTTTTTTTTTTTTTTTTTTTTTTTTTTTTTTTTTTTTTTTAATAATTTCCCTTTCATTTTATCAGGCAATCATTCCTTCTGAACGTCTAGCGCGAGCGCTACGGCGCAGCCGCGCAGTTACCCAAGGCACGTGCGTGCCAGGGGGGGTGCCTCGCGATGCGCGGAGCATACAATAGCTATGCTATTGAAAACAAAGCACTTATAGTGCTTGCATTTGTGTGTGCCTTGTAGCATAATTTAGCTACTATGCCTGTCATGGACCCCATCAAACTAGAAGCTCCCGCGTGCGTGTGTGGTCGGCTGCGCGATAAGATCCATTGTCCTTCTTGCGGAAGCTACGTCGTATATGCAAGATCAAAGCGTCACAACACGCGTCGGACTGATCAATCAGGAAACGACGTCGAGTATCAAAGCTATCGTTGTCGAAGATGTGGAGGCTATTTTGATGATTGGGAATGGCGAAACGCTTGTGGTGCTACGCCCTACGTCACAATGGCGCGACAACTAAAAGACATCAAAGACGAGCGAGAAGCTCGGCAAAAAATCTCACCGAAATATTCTCATCTTGAGATAAAATCATTTTTGGCACTTATCAAGATATGTAAAGAAAAAGGAATGGTAATGCCTCAAAACGTAATCGATAAACTAAGGTCAATTGGTCTTGATGAGGAGGGGAATCCGTTATGACAACCGAAGCAGACAAGGCTCGTCGAGAGCATTTCAATAGTATCGTACTCGAAGCAACAAGCGAGCTTCTTGATCTTCTCGACATGTTCACAACGAAGTACGATCTCTCGGTCGAAGAGCTCGTCTATATGTTCAACGTTCTCCAAGAAGGAGACTTGTTGTGTCGTTCGTTTGCGAAGGCGAAGATCGCGCTTCAGTCTCAAATACTTCAGTCTCAAAAAACAAACGACTCCACGAAGGACGTCCCTAAATGACACCAATATTTATGATTCGCTTGTTGCAATACTACTATAAAAATCGATCTAGCGCTGAGACTCTCGCGCTGCTCGATGCAATAAAGGCGGTAATTTTAGACACCAACAATGGTGAGAAATGGGGTGCATCAAAATGACACCGTCATCTTTCCTAGGACTTATCGTCTTGATCCTGTGGCTCTCCGACTTCCCCGACGAAGTCGCGCCGCTTGTGCGAGCCTGCGGCTACGCCGCACTGGCGTGTTTGATAGGAGCGCTGCTGTGACAGAACTTCCCTTCGCCCGCGTCGTCCTTGATGAAAGCTCTTCGAGCTTGCTCATCTATCACGACGGTCGTTACGGTACCCTTCGGGTAACGCAGGTGTCGCTGACGCCGTCGGCGCTAGCCGCGCTAAAGCGGGCGTTCGCCGAGGCGACGGCATCTACGATGCCGGAGTGCTTGTTGAAAGCAGACCTAAGGTCAAAGTAAACTTTATGAAGATAACAAAAGGATTTTCCAAAAACTCGGGATATCCCTATGAGATAAAAGAATTCACTTCTTGGGAAGAAGTCAAAGAATCTGATCTCATCAGTAATGAAGACAAACTCGCTTTTCTTAATTATGGATGGGGAATAAAACAGCATCATACTCAGCGAGAAAGACATTTAGGAATTACAAAAGTGAAGGATCATCCCAATGAGCGAGGATCTACTAGATGATCTCATGAATGGTGAGCCAATGCTTTTGAATGGAGAACGAGTCAGGTTTGTTCCATCAAAAAGGAGCATCTCTCAAATGCCAAAGCCAAAGCCGAAGGCTAAAAAGCCACCGACGCAGTCGTCCTGGGCGTCCCGCACTTGTAAGACGTGTGGGAAACGCTTTTCTTTGAAAAAACAACTGGAAATTCACTCAACAACCCACACAAAAGATGCTCTCGACGCCGCAGCGGAGTCCCTCAAGGAAAGCGGTACGCCGTCGCTAACGCGACAGCCGCAGCCATCGCCGACTGCGTCGCCTGACGCGTCAGCGTCAGCGTCGAACGTCTCAGCTCAGCTTTACTCTCAGTCTCAACATATTCGTGACCTCGAAAACATTCTGCGCGACCTAAACCACAGGTTTGCCGACGATGTCGTCACGGCGATCTCGATCTTGACGCGCAACTTCCGCGCCTAGCCCCAGACATGAGAGTTTGTGGCTAATTCTAAGGAAGGTTACGACTTGAGCTTACTGATAAGCTTTTTACGAACTGTCTTACTCACGATAGCGGTGGACATGATTGCCAAAGGCCATTTCTGGCAAGGATTCGTCGGAATTGGCCTATCGGAAGTACTTTTGTGGTTGGAATCTCATGCGACGGTAGAATCAGACGCGCCTTAGCCCCGAAGGGGCTGTGCAAAACCTGTGCAAACCTGCGGTTTTTTTAACACCGCGTAAGTCGTTGAAGCCGCAGGCTTTACAGGCTGTGGAAAAGCCTTCGGCTTGACGTGGCTTCGCCACTACGTGTATATTTGTTACGGTCTTTACATAGTAACGCTTCAGCGCTAGCTTCGCTAACCTTGCTGCGCAACCGACCTAACTTGCTCCCAACAAGTTCAGTCTCCCTGTGCCGCATCGTTAAATCCAACGTAGCTGCGCTAAGGAGTCTCAAATGCAAAAAGAGCAAGTGACTTTCGTCAACTACACCTCAACAAAGCCGGACGGTACATCGGAGCCTTTTCAGTACGTCTCTGAAAAGCAACTCGAAGCAGCTCAGAAAGAAGCCGCGGCTGCGCCTGACGCCGACCGACCCACCATCACCGTTACCAAGCAACAGACCTTCGCCGTGACACGCGCTGACTCGATCGACGAGATCCTTCAGGTCGTGCCGAACGCGGACGTCGCTCTGGACTATTTCAACTACGGCTTCACGCTCGCGCAGCACAACGTCAAGCGCGAGCTGATGAAAGACGCAGACTGGCCCGGCGTGGACGGCGTCTACGACCTCGTGAACGACGTCCAGACTCCGAAGGAAAAGCGCGTAGCGGACCCGCTCGCGGCGTCACGTCGTAACCTTAAGGCTCTCTTCGCCAAGTTCAATCCTGGCGCGCCGGAGCCCACGGACGACGAGATCAACGCAGTGCTGGCACAGTTTGCCGGTGCGGCGCAGCCGCAGACGGCGGCCTAAGACGCTGCGCGTCAACGTTTGTCGGGTTGGGTACCTCCCGCGTAAGGGGTATCTCATCTGACAATTGCTCGAAGATCAGGGGCGTCCGCACGGGACTCAGTCGACGCTCCTGCCTTCGTAGCTTCGCTAGCGAAGCTACTTTCATCCACACTCACGCAACGACGCAGTCGCGTGGACGTCACGGTCATGCGTCACACGCCGACGGCCAAGGCCGTTGTCCTCCATCGCCGTGAGTGTGGATGAAAGTCACTTCGTGGCTTCGCCATTTTGTGAAGCAAAAAAGGACTAGTCGACAAAGATGAATCATTCATCTCCACCACCGTCGTGTTATCACACACTTGACGATGGAATAGACTGTCCTCGTTGTAGCGATCAAAAAATAAAATTTCCTCTTCATCGACAGGATGATTCATTGTATCAAATGATACATTGGAAGTGTCCTTGTGGATATCGTTACCAAGAGACTTTTCATGACTTCTCTTTGAGGTCATTCAATAGAATGACAGCTACTCCCTCAAAGCTTCCTCCTATCCAGCTCGGTCCTGACTGGGCGTGTCCTGTCTGTAAAACTGTCTGTAAAATAGGAAAGAATTTCCCAGTACAAGGCAATAGACCTCTTCTACCAATCCAAAAATATCCCAAAGTATCTTGGGAATGTGCGTCTTGTAGCTACACTTACGAAGAGCTTGAGTCAGACTGGAGCAAGAGAATTCATCTCCACAACGCTCGATTTACAAGTGCATTTTTTGGTGGAGCTAGCGCTTGGGCGACCAACGCGAAAATACCTACATCTCCTCCTCCGACAGGAGCCCCAGACATGTCTCAAACAACCGTTCGCATCTGGTGGGATGCAAGCATTCAAGCCTACCGACTGTCGTCGTCTTACAACAAAGACTTTGTCGACGCTCTCAAGAATCTCATCCCGGCGTCCGACAGAAGCTTCGATCCTCAATCGAAGATCTGGACCTTCGTCGAAAAATGGCTTGGACCGATTCAGTCATTCTGCAAGACAGCTCACGTAGTGCCCACGCTAATCACTCGTCAGCAGGCCGAACAAGCCGCGCAAGCGAGGCCGTCGGCTTCGCCGTCTACGGGCGTCTTGATGACCGATCCGAACGACCGCGACTTACTCGACTTTGCCAAGCTTTTGACCTTCGAGTCCGCTCAAGCCGCCTACCGCCGCGCGGCGCTCGCTCTCCACCCTGACAAAGGTGGCGACATGGCTCAGATGAGCAAGCTGAACGCTGTATGGCAACGTTTGGAGAAAAATCATTGGAGGCAGTCGTGACTAAATCGATCCAAAATGAGGTAATCGACGCGCGAACCGCTTATCACAAAGCGTGGGGCGTGCCGATCTCCGCGGAGTATACGCGATTTCTTCAAGCCGTCGGGGAAATGCAGACTAACCATGAACACTGCTTGAAAGTGCTGGAGCAATTTGAAAAGCTCAAAGACTTCTTACTAATCGTTGGCAACGACGGGGCGAATAAAGCCGCTGTTGAAGACCTTCGACTGTCGCTGGATGAACTTGTTTCGGCGGTCGAGGATGGCCTTCGCCGCTGGACTGCCGGGGATTACAACGGCATCAAGTCTAGTCTAATTTCGGCGACTCTGAGACAGGCGAAATTAGCGATGCAGAAATCGCAACCTTTGTTGCGCATTCAGGCAGATGGCCCGCAAAAAGACGAAAGCATTTATGAGCTATGTAGGAAGGCCGACGCCGCCCTCCGCAAAGCCCGCGGCGAGAAAGGTTAAAAAATAAGAAGGAGCAGAAAAATGACCGACCAAAACAAAGACAGACTAAAACCCCTTAGCCCTTCGGGCTTGGCCTCGCCAGCGAAGCCCAATCGCATCGGAGGCCTGACAGGCCTCGCCGGACGCATCGCTGCACAGCAGTCTGCGAAGCAGACAGCGTCTATCGACGCCGCGGCGCTGCCTCACCGCATCGCGTTGATGCTGGACTCCTCGGGGAGCATGTCGGGAAGCGCCGCTGCGGGCGAGGACGACTACGTCACTGGTGGTCTATCGAAGATAGAGCGCCTCCGCGAAGCGGTGATGCATTTTCTCCAGTCTTGCGACTTATCCACGACGTCGCTTGCGATAGAGACCTTCGGTGCCGATGGCAACGAGCACCTAGTCCCGCAGTCTACCGACTACGGTCTTTTGATGATGTCCATTATGGGCCTTCAGTCCTACGGCGGCACGCCGATGGCGCAAGCGATGGCTTACGTCTTGGCACACTACGCGATTACTCGCGGTATCATCGTCTCCGACGGCCAAGCCGATTCGTCGACGGCGGCGCTCGAAACTGTTACGCAGTATGCCGAGGCACAGGTGCCTATCGACTGTGTCCACATTGGCTCTGCGAGTCACGGTGAAGACTTGCTTCGCAAGATCGCGGAGCTCACCGGGGGAATGTACATCAAGTTCACGAACGTGAGTAACTTCGCCAAAAGCTTCGCATACTTGACGCCCGCGAAGCGGAGCGAACTGATGTTACACGACGGCTCCGAGAGAGCGCGCCTGCTAGGTGCCACGGAGGTGAAATGAGATGAATCAATCACTATCATCAATTCAGCTTCATCTTACTGAATACAACGGAGTGTTCAAGAAACAAGACAAAAAAGGAAACTGGCGCGATGTCTATAAAATTGGTAACGCTAATATGGCCTTAGATATCGCCAGGCTTCTTCAAAATCTTGGACACAAAGTCAAAGTTCTGGAGTCAAAATGATGGACTCATCGAAGATGATCCCTTGCGTCCTACTCCCCGGCTCGGCGCTCCGACGCATCCGCGTCACCTGTCGCTGTCAACGAAGTTGGATCGAGGAGTTCCCCGCCGAGCTAGCTCACTGCACCGACATCGCTCCATTCTTCGAATGCACTTCGTGTCACACGTGCTACGCACTTATCTCGAACGTCTTGACGCGCGTCGAAGACGGTCTTCTAACGAAGTCCATCGAGGCTTCGCCTCTGGCGTCGTCGTCAGACGACAGATCGAAGATCTCCGACAAGTCGTTTGTTCATGACAAGGGAGGAAACGCCTGACGGCGCAGCCGTGCCTCGCTTACGCTATCTCAAAGACCGTAGCTTCGCTAACGCACAGTCGCTATCGCGACAGCTAAAGCTATCAATGCAAGAAGACGAGGAGGAAAAAGTCGATGACATCGATCTCAAAAATAACGAAGTCACTGAGCCTACGGCTCAAAAAGGCTGGTGGTCTAACGACGCAGTCATTGCGTCTCTTCCTGACGACAAGCTTAGCTTGGCTATCGAACGTTACCGCGGCATTCTTGACATCTGTCTTGCAGAGCGTCTGCGACGCAGCCAGACGCCTACGGCCTCGGCGTCAAAGCGAAGCTTTTCCTCGACGCGTAGCGTCAGCGAGTTCGACATTACCGAAGGTAGGCGAGTCTGGCGACGCGTGCCGACTGGTGAGCTAAAGCCTGCGTCGCCACAGCGACGGCGAAGCCGTGGGAGCGGTTCAAGGAAAGCATCTTCGATGCAGTCAAAGTTAACGTTTGAGCAGACGCTCGAAGCATTGAAAATGCTTAACGATATCGTCAAGAAGAAGGACGAGACAGAAAAATGACAACAATGCAAAAAATGTCTATCGAGATACTTTCTCTCGGAAACGACACTTTCAATCTTTTCATCAAAAGATTTAAAGGTCGTAAAAGGCAATCTTACCTCAAGATTACCAAGTCTGCGATTGACAAGATCATCAATCGGGAGCTTAAAGAGATCTTGAAAGAGATCAAATGAATCCGCCAACCGACATCCAAAAGACCGTTATTACCACGATCGTGACGAAGCTAGCCGCCCTCGGCCACGTCGTGACATGGCACGAGCCGATCTCGTCGGGCCCGCTCATCACAACGTATCGTTTCTTGCCAAAAAATTCTTCCCGCGTAGCGCAGATAGCTTCGCTATCTAGCGACATCGCCTTGGCGCTCAGCGTCGAAGACGTGATGATACAACGTATCGCCGGCGAAGCCTACATCGGCGTCAGCGTTCCAAACGCTACGCGTGAGCTCGTCCTCTGGCGTAACTTACTGTCCCCGCCGCCTTCGGCGGTAGCCATCCCGCTCAATTTTGGCGTCGACCAGTACGGTCATCCCTACATTGACGACCTAGTTACGCTACCGCATCTCCTGATCGCCGGCTCGACCGGCAGTGGCAAAAGTGTTTTCCTACGCAGCATCATCGCGTCAGCGATGTTTTGGCGCTCGCCGTCGCAGCTTCAATTCATTCTCTCCGACACCAAACTCGTAGAGCTCGGTATCTTCACAGGAGCCTCTCACATGACGTTCCTTGAGCCTGCCACGTCCGCCTTAGCGACATGCGAACGCATGGACTGGCTTATCGAAGAGACCGAGAGACGCTTGCGTCTCTTCGAGACAGAAAAGGTACATAATCTACATGAACACAATCAAAGATTTGGTCATCAACTACGATCTCTTATCCCATACATCGTTCTTATCATCGACGAAGTCGCGGACATTTTTCCTGAAGATGACCGAGCTCAATCGAAGATATCCTCAGCAAAGCTGGGAAAGATTGTACAAAAATCCCGCGCCAGCGGTATACACGTCATCGCTGCTACACAACGACCATCGGTTAACATTGTGTCTGGTAGCATTAAATCTAATTTTCCCGCAAGAATCTCTTTTCGCCTCCCTAGCGAGACTGACTCCCGGACAGTGCTTGGCTCCGGTGGTGCCGAGCATCTGCTCTCCCGCGGCGACATGTTCTTCTCCTCTCCCTCCCGTCCGAGCCTCTTGAGGCTCCATTCGGCGTTCGCCACGGACGACGACATCAAATACTGCATCGATGCTGTGGGCATGATGAATCGCTCAAAACAACATGTCCTGGACTAACATCAACACGAAGTGTCACTGTCGCAGACTTTACGTCCTTGAGCGTTTCTCGATGATCTGGGGAACGATTGTTTGGTATCGGTACACGTACCGTGCGGGACACAGAAGCTGTGTGCAACCTGTGCAAAACTAGGCTTTGCCTGTAACCCATTGAAAACAAGGCACTTATATGTGTTTACAAGCCCGCCTGCGGCGCGTTACACTCAGCTTCGCTTGTCAGCATCATCCTCCCTCAGATTCTCAAAGCTTTAGCTTTTATGGACCGAGCAAACGTCTCCGTGACGGGATTTTCCTTGGCGAAGCCGCTCCTTGCGGAGCTCCGTCACCGATATCCACCGCAAGAGCGCTCACGTGTCGTGAATGCTTTGCTGGAAGCCTACTTTGCAGGACGAGTTCTCGACCGCCAAGGCCGACGCCTTGTCATCCCGACGCGCAAGCCCAAGACGCTACGCGTGGCGGTAACGACTTAACTTGCGGAGAGAAAGTTCAGTCTAAAGGAGGAAAAACGAAATGACCGAAGAAAACAAAGATTTAGCCACGCTTTTAGACGAAGCCGCAGCCAAGGCTAGCGTCACAGACGTCGCAGACGCCGCAGGCGTCGTAGACAGCGACGAAAGCTGGCAAGCTAGCTCGGCTGTCTTGGCGTCACGCGAGGAGCTTGAAGCTCTTTCTAGCGAAGCTTACTCAGCTCTTGGCCCGTTGAGCATCCCTGCCGAATGTAAGTCTTGTGGCAAGCTAACGCGAAGCGTCTGCTCTACATGTCACGGCGCATTCTGCGACGCTCACGCCTCGCCTCTCGACTCGACTTTCTGCGACGTCTGTCTCAGCGTCCCCGATGCCGAACTAAAAGTCATGCCTTTGAAAGACGCCGACGGCGAGACCCACGAAGGCCGCGACTTGATCCCTGGCCCCGCTTACGCGACGTTCGCGACGCGCATCTCGAAGATGTCTCAGTACGAGCTTGAAGCTTACATCCATAAATACAAAGATCTTATCAAGCAAGCTGAGACACTGCTCGACTTTCGCCGGGTCGCCAAGGGAATGCTCGAAGTGGAGAAGCGTCAGCGCGAGGACATTCAGCGCAGACGCTTGCGTGGCGTGAAAGTCCCACGACCGCAGGTCGCTAGCGCTAGCGCGACAGCGTCGGCGTCTGCGCCCGCAGCAAAGCCAAAGGCCAAAGCGTCTTTCGACGCAGCTACGCTGATGAAGATGTTGGAGGCCTTGAAAAACAAACAGAAGAAATAAACGAAGACATAATAGAAGAGGATACAATGAGCGTCGAAGATGATCTAAAAAAGATCGATCTCCAAGGACGTTTTCGTCTTTGGTTTGATTATGAACTTGGACATTTTCTTTTTGCTTCTCGATGGGGAAATGGTCATTCTCAAAAACGAACTTTGACAGAAGATCAAACTGAGGTCTTGAAAAACATCTTGATGGGAGGTCATATCAAAACAGATGACAATTCCTAATGGACACTTCTTCGAAGTCTTGCCTGACGGTCGCTACCATTTTCGTTTCGACCATCATCTCATCAACGACTTCAACACATGTGACCGCTACTTCATGTTTCGGCATATGCCTTCGGCCGTCGTAGACGGGACTCCTAAAGTCTACCGACCGAAGGTCGGTGACAAGTTCAAGACGTCTTGCGGCTCATGGTGGTCTCGTGTGATGGAACTTTTTTATCATGAGATGTCTCATCTTGAGAGAGGCATAGCTCCGGGCTTCCAGTTAATGCAAAAATTCGCCTCCGACGCCTGGCAAGACCTTGACATGGAACGCTTCGCGTCGTTGCCTCCAGACGACAAACAACGTCAAAACTTTGACGCCTTTGGCGGCGCGACAGGAGCGTTGCAGATGGCTCTAGAATACTATCAAAGCTACGCTTTAGCGGACGCGTCCGCGTGGAAAATCATCTCCACGGAGAAAGGCTTCGGCTTACGCGACGAGGTCTTTCTCGGTGAAGACGACAAAGTCATCGTCCATTACATGGGCAAGCCCGACATGGTCGTTTATGACTACGCTTCTAGCGAGATCGTTCCACTCGACTTCAAGACAAAAGATCGCATCCAGTCAAATGTCAATTCGCTCTGGAAGCCGCATCCGCAGACGACTGGCTACATCGTGGCGATCAATGATATCATCGACCAGATACAGTCTCCTACCTTAGGAGTGTCTATCAAACGTCCTACGACGCGTTGCTTCATCCGCCTCTGCGCTCGTCTGCGGCCTACCGACAAGCCCCGCAACGGCGTCCGAGCCCCGCGTTTTGTGACGTGTTATCCTAACTACTCTCTCGAAGAGCTCGAAGAGTGGAAAAAGACCATTCTGGCGAAAGCCAGAAGGCTACGCCTCGCCATCGAGTCTAACGAATTCATTCCGCGCGAGAGCGCTTGTCATCTTTTCTACAACGGCTGCGACTTTCGTCGAGTGTGCTCACTGTCTCCCTCGGTGCGTCACGTGGCGCTGAAAGCGGACTTCGTCCAAGTCGAGCCGTGGAAACCATATGAGGTAGATGATGACGACTAAGATACTTCCTCTTGCTTACATAGCATCTCCATATTCACATATGGACTCTTCAGTAAGAGTTCAAAGATACTGGATGGTCTGTCAAGTCACGAAGCAGCTTGCCAAAGAAGGCAATTACGCTGTTTACAGTCCCATCGCTATGTGGCATCCAATAGCTCTTGCTCTCGGGCTTCCTACAAACGCGATTTTTTGGAAGCATCAAAACGAGGGGATCTTGAAAGCGTCCAAAGTTTTAATCGTGGTGAAAATGGACGGATGGGAACAATCCACTGGAGTTCAGATGGAGATCGCTTTTGCAAAAGAACATAAGATAGAAATTATTTTTATGGATTTTTAGAAAAATGACTAAGGACAAATCAAAAATATGTAGCTTCTGTGGTCACAGTCTCGTCAACAATCCCCACGGCCTCGATCAGAACGATGTTTTTATGGATGGAGACAAACTAATTCATTCCGGAAGCTGTACTTACTGTAAGCACTGTCGTGCTGGCAATTATACATTGACTGAGACTCCTATCGTACCAAAGGATTTTGTTCCAGAAAAAGATTTTATCTATCGTTGGGTCATTTTTGATGACAGAGAGAATTATAATAATCATATCAGACATGGTTACGTAGAGGTTCATCCACAAATAAAATGTCATCTTCCTCTTGGAGATTTTGTTTTAATGAAAACTAAAAGAAAAGAGCTAACTTAAAATGCCCATTCAAAGCCACATCTTAGAGTCAGAGCCAGTCGACGAAGACCTCGCTATGATATTAGTAGGAGAGTCAAAGAGCGGCAAAAGTGAGCTTGCCTCGACGGCTCCTGACCCAGTCTTTTTCCTCGATTTTGACAAACGCCTCGGCGCCTTAAAAGGCAAAAAAGGCGTCTTCGGCTTGACTTTCAACGACAGCGAAGCCCCTGGTCAGATGCCTTCGGCGTTTAACGATATGCTCGGCGTCTTGACGAAGATCGAAAAGAGTCGCAGACTCGGCGACATCCACCCCGACTTTGCTGCGCAGTCAGCGATCGCCGACCTTCAGATCAAGACTTTAGTCTTCGACTCTATCCAGACAATCGCCAACAGCGCCAAACGTTTTGTCTTGTACTCAAATTCTGACATCGCCGCGTCGTTCGCCATTGGCGCTCGGACGTACCGAGTGCCGCGCTCGTATACCGCTTGGGGAGCCGAACAAGAAATGGTCACCGGCGCAATTCTTCAAGCTCGCGCGATCAAGGGAATCAACGTCATCGCTATCCTGCACGAGTGCATGGAGCAAGACGAGCGCTCTACGAGCGACAATCCTATCTACACCGGCAAGATCGAAGTTTTTCCTCGACGCTACAACTCGTTGCTCGTTTACTTCAACGAAGTTTGGCGTGTCATTCGCGAGACCGGCAAGACCCCACGGGTCGTGTGCGACCCTGATGGCAAATTTCTCCAGGCCGCTACGGCGCTCGGTATCGACAAGATTGACAAGCCTAACATTAAGTCGGTGCTGGAAGCAGCAAAGCTAAAGCGAGGTATCCAAAAATGATGTCTCCAGAAATGCAACAGGCTATTATTGATTTCTTAACTACTGCTAAGACAGCAATAATTCTTGTCACTATCGTTTATTGTCTTAGTTGTATGCGTTTTTGTTAAAGGAGCTACTGGATGAAACACCAAATCTTCATCACTCTTGACGTCGAGACTCCCAATATCGACGCTTTTCTTATCTGTCTCGGCGCGATGCTTCACAAGCCTCTGCTCGACGGTACTGGCGTCATCAAAGAAGTTCATCTCGAAGCTACACATACTGTAAATCTTGAGCCTAAGCTCTCATTCTACACTCAAAAGAGAGAAAACGAAACTTAACTCAAAAAAACGAAAGGACACAATCAAATGCCAAAGATGTCTATTCCCTCAAAGTCACTTCAGCCGCCCGATCCCATCCCTCCGGGGATATACGACGTGATGCTCACTGGCTTCAAGCCTACTCTGTCAAAACAGAAGGAAGGCAAGACGCAGTCGATCAACCTTAACCCTCAGATGAAAATCATCAACTCGACGGAGACCGATGCCGAAGGCAAGTCGCTCAACGGCAAGCCGATCTTCGAGAACCTCAACATGCAAGCTGGATGGGTCATCAAAGACCTGATTCACAGCTTCGGCCAAGACTTCGTTCCCTCCCCGACGCCCGACGACCCTGATGCCAAGGGCGTCCCAGGCTTCGACATCTGGGACACCGCCGATATGAAGTCTCCCCAGACGTGGCCGCCCTACAACGGACCTCTTCTCAACGAAGTTGGTCGGTTGGAGATCGTCCAGGTGCCGGGGGCTACGGCTTCGGCGAAGCCTCGCTCGGCCGTGAAACGCTACTTCTGTCGAGTGCCGGGCTGTACTGAGCAGCATTCGGAGAATCTGGCGAAATCATAGCCAACCGAAAAGAGCAGGCTGACTGTGCAAGGTTATCGCCTCGCTTAGATCGGACCTGATACAAGGCACAGCGTATCAGGGATATTTTAGGAATCACAAAGTGATCATCATCTCCTGCCAAAACTGTGGCTTCGCTATCATCCCTCAAATCTCGCGCAAGCGTGATCCTTCGGACAACACTGTCGACTGCGAAGCAGCTTGTCCTCAGTGCAAGTCAATCTACCGATTGACAATCGTGGAGCTCTACAAAGGCATCGAGATCGACAAGTCAAGCTTGTCTTACACATACGACGAAAACGACGACCGCATCTTGATGAAAGATTTTCGTGCGAAGCAGCAAGCGGAGCTTGACAAGAAAAAATCTTACGAAAAGCCTCAGCTGAAAGTTCTCGATCCTAAAACGACGTATTGTATTCACGACAAGCTTCTAAGCGAAGCTTGTAACGACTGCATGAACAAGTCCGCCGGACTGGGAAGGCAAATCAAGAAATGACCTCTTCGAGCACCGCCGAAACAATCAACATCGCAGACATCGTCTGCGACGATCGCGTCCGTGAGGACATGGGAGACATTGATGCACTGGCTAAAAGCATTAAGACCTACGGTATCATTCAACCGTTGGTCCTTTCCAAAAGAGAAGCCTCAATCGTCCTTGTCGCAGGTGGCCGTCGTTTGGCTGCACTTAAAGCTCTTCATTACACTCACGTCGTCCATGGACTCGGATTCGTCTGGAGAGATGAGGATTCGGGACAAAATGGTCAGCTTCGGCTTCAGGCGGTTGAGCTGGAAGAAAACCTACGCCGAAAAGACCTCCACTGGAGCGAAGCTCTCTCAGCAAAGCTAAAGCTTCTGCGTCTGATGGAAAGCATCCACGGCATCGGTGGAAAAGGCCGCGCTAGCGGCTTCACTCAACGCACTTTAGCTTCGATGCTCAACGAGAACGAAAGCGTCACAAGTCGCGACTTGGAGCTCGCTGGCTACGTCGAAAAGTTCCCCGCTCTAGCGAAGCTCCCCTCGAAGAGCGACGCTCAGCGCCGCCTCGGCGTAGCCGTCACGGTCGCCGCCATGCAAAGCATGGCCAAAAAATCTGGAGGAGCCTCACTTGGGCGCCAAGTTGAGCCTCCAGTAGAGGGAGACGTCGTGGCTGAAGCCAATGCCGCTTGTCACGGCACGACGCAGACGACGTCTCCCTCGCCGGTATCTTCGATACAAGCTTCGCTTCCATCATCTTCTCCGAAGGAGTGGCTTCTCTATGAAGGTCGTTTTCAAGACAACATTTCGCTCGTTCCTGCGGATAGCGTCGATCTCGTCCTTACTGACTTGCCTTATAACATTGGCCTCGGTGACTCAACCGCTTCGCACTCGGCTGGTCTAAGCAGCTTTGCTGACAGCGATCTCGATATTTCTGAGCTTTGTGCTAGCGTGGCTGTTGAATCATGGCGAGTCTTGAGAGACAACCGCTTTGCGGTCTTTTTCTATGGTATGAATTACCATAAGGAGCTCAAAGATGCTCTCGAAACTATTGGCTTTATTGTCGATCCTTATCCTTTTATATGGCTCAGAGATCGAACGGCTCCTCCCGATGGCTTTGCCCGATACAGCAAGACGTTCGATCCAGCCTTCATAGTATCAAAAGGAAAACCTCGTTTCATAAGACCAAACCAAGGAAACTCAATTGCAATTCCATCCGTTCGTGGTCCAGAGCGACTCCATGCTGCTCAGAAGCCATTTGCTCTAATGGAAAAGTTTATTCTTGATACCACCACGCCTGGATGTGTTATCCTTGACTTATTTGCTGGTAGTGGAACCACAGGTGAAGCTGCTTTAAAAAACAACAGAAAGACAATCTTATTTGAAATCGAACCATCAAGCTGTGCAATTATAAAAGCGAGATTATCAATATGCAAAGGTTTTGGGACAAAGTAAATAAAAACGGAGCTATTCCTAAAAAATGCCCTGACTTAGGACCATGCTGGATTTGGCTATCAAATTCGCGTGGAGGATACGGCCTTTTTAAAATCAAACAAAAGAACAAACAAGCTCATCGTGTAGCGTATGAACTTTTGATAGGACCTTTATCCCAAAACGATGATCTTCATCATATTTGTGAAGTCAAAATCTGTTGCAATCCATATCATATGCAAAAAGTGAGACCAATAAATCATCCGGGAGCTGGTCCAGAATTTCAGAGATCTAAGACTCATTGTCCACGAGGACATGAATACACAGTCGAAAACACATACGTTTTTGGAAATAATTTTAGAGCTTGTCGTATTTGCGCAAAAGAGAGGTCTCAGAAAAGGTATTCAGACCTGAAAAATATGGGAATGACATACACAGAATATCTTGAGGCTCGCCGACAAGGAATGATTGATCCTGTATGACTAAGACCGAAGAGCTCCAACAAGAGCTACAGAAACGAGGTTTACGATATGTCGGTACACGAGGAGATACTTCTGCGCCTGTTTGTCTGGTTGGCGAAGCGCCTGGAGCGGACGAAGATCAACAAGGTTTGCCCTTTGTGGGTTCATCCGGACGGGAGCTCGATCGTATGCTGGACGAAGCTGGGATCGGGTCGGGAAGCTGTTGGTGGACAAATCCGTATAAAACAAGACCGCCTGACAACAAGTTGGATCGTTTACACGAACTCGGTATCGGACTGAAACTTTATGAAGAACAATTCTTCGAAGAACTCTCGCTTTTCAAACCTTCCATCATCATTCCTTGTGGAGCGACTTCCCTCGGACTTCTGTGTCCCGAGACTCGGGATCGCAAAACTGGGCGGGGCCAGATTGGCAAATACCGTGGTTCGATCTTACAAAGTCCACTACTCGGATGGCCGCATTATGTTGTGGCGTCTCTTCACCCGGCCTACATCTTGCGGGCCTGGGACGAACGCAGCATAGCTGTGCTATGTCTAGCTAAAGCTAAAGAAGAGCTAGACTACTTGCGCCAGCACGGGACGCTTCAGCCGTTGCCTCAACGTAAGCTAATCGCTGACCCTTCGGGTCAAGACGTCATCGACTACTTGCGTAAGCTCCTTGTCGAAGACAAGCCTGTCTCGGTAGATATTGAAAATATCGGTATCTACCGAGGCAAAAAGACCGAAAAGACCGCAAAGCGCGAGCGTTTGCCCTACGTAGTAGGCGTCGGCAACGACATTAGCGAAGCTATGTGTATCGAGCTCGTAGGCTTTGAGACGCATTTTCAGACAGTCATCTGGCGCTTACTCGACAAGGTCTTGCAGACCAAAGTCTTGGTCGGTCAGAACGCTTATACTCACGATCTTCCGTGGCTCGAATATATCGGCTTTTCGCCGAACATTGCCAATCTCCACGACTGCATCGTGATGCATCACATTCTGTATCCAGAGCTTTCTCACAAACTAGAGTTTCTAGGCTTTCAGTTTACACGCTGCTCGTATTGGAAAGATGAGGGGAAGGCGTTTAGTCTCAAGGAAAAAACGAGATTCAAAAGATACAATTGTCTCGACGTCGCCATTACACTTGAGTGTTTTTATGCGATGCAGAAAGAGCTCCAGGGATGCTAACAAAAACTTGTATTCATGGATAGCAACTGGCGAAGTGGGCCGATTTTCTTGAAAACTTGTCAGGTGAGTAATCGCGAATTTAGTTCTGCTGGTGAGAGTACAGCGGGTGTCCCTACCCGCGATCTTCTGGAAAGGTGGTGAGGGGAGATGGCTTCTAAAAAGTGGCGCTGTTTTTTCTGTGACGAAGTGTTCACCGATCGGCGTTCGGCATGGTTACATTTCGGAGAGGAAAATTGCGAATCCGATCCGCCCGCCTGCATTGATCCCCTACGAGCCGACGAAAAGGCGCGACTCAGTGAACTCCGGGAGGCTCGTGAATATGCCATGCAGTGTCAGCGCGAAGCGCAAAACGCGGATGAAAAACTGGAAGGTCTGCAAGCCGAGCATGACAATTTCTTCCGTCACTTCGGCAAAGACGTGGGAAGTATGTGGCAGGCGGGTGACCGATACAGGAACGCGCTCTACGAAATTGAACTTTTGCGGAAGCGGTTGGCTGAGGCCGCATGACCAACCTCTACCTCTTCGCCCTGGCCATCCTGCAAGCTTCCCTGCTCTGCGGGAGAGAGTGAGCGCTGGAATGAAGCCGTACTACGAGCACGCGGGCATCGCCATATTCCACGGAGACTGCCGAGAAATATTGCCGCAGCTGCGATGATCGCTTGGTATCAAGACCGTGGTCTTCTGAGCACGGACCCAAAAAATGACTTCCTCTTGGAAGGTAAAGAAAGATGAGTTTGAATTTTCATGATCCTGGCAAATTAACACCATATCAGTTCTACGACTGGTATGAGATGCCACTTGCCCGCGCGTTTTACGCAATCAATCAACGTGGCATCATGACCGACTCCGTCAAGCTCGAAGAGCTGCGCTCTTTTGTCACGAAAGAAATCGAAGACTGCGTTCAACGTTGCTCAGCGCAGCTGGGTCAGAAAGTCATCGCCCAAGCTCCAGACGGCCCCAAAAACAAAGCTCAGCAAGCTGCCTTGGCAGGGACGCTAAACTTGTCCTCGCCGAAGCAGCTTGCTGACATCCTAAGGAAAGCCAATGTCAAAATACCGAAGAAAAGACGTCCCGGCGGCGCGTACACCGAGTCGCTCGACGAAGAGTCTCTCAACGAACTCTATGCTGAGACAGGAAATCCTTTCCTTAAAGAGCTCCTTCGGATACGCGAACTTAACAAAATGCTTGGCACTTATGTTAACGTCGATCTGGAAGCTGGAATTTTCTACTCGGCGTACTTTGTTACTGGTACAGTCACTGGACGCCGGTCGTCAAGAGAAAATTTCCTGGGACTCGGATCTAACGGACAAAATAAACCAAAGCATAGCGACCTTGGAAAAAGATTTCTCGAATGTTTTAAGGCGCGTCCGGGACGAATCTTCGTCAACTGCGACCAGGTCCAAGCCGAAGACTGGATAGTCTCGGGGCTTATCGCTGACATCGGCGGAGACCGTACCGGCCTGGACGAGCTCCTCAACAAAGTCGACCGCCACCGCCGTCTCGCAGCGTTTCTTTTCTCAAAGCCTGAGGCTGAGTGCGGCAAAGATACACAGTATCGTTTTATGGGCAAAAAGACTCGCCACGCTGGAAACTACGACATGCGGGCGTTTCGCTTCGCGGCGGAAATGGCTAAGGAAGGCTTTCTCGTTAAGGAGGACTTTTGCGAATGGCTTCTAACGAAGTTTCATCAAGCTAATCCCGGCATTAAAAAAATCTTTCACAAATACGTCCAAGACGAGCTTACTCAAAAACGCCAGCTTATCACACCGTTTGGTCGCTTGCGACAATTCTTTTCGTTGAGGGACTACAGTGACAACTCGAAGGTCTTCAAAGAAGGCTACGCCCAGATCCCCCAATCCACCGTCGGCGACAATACAGGTATGGCTGTTTTATGGATGGAAAATTTTCGTCCTGGTCTGGTCGTTGCGGATGGGCATGATTCCGTCACTCTCGAAGTCCGAGATACAATATCTTCTGTCATTGATGCGGTCTCGTGGCTTAACGAAGCTTTCAATCGAATTGTGCGTTTTCCCAACGGCCTCGAAATCATCATCCCAATCGAGTTCGAGATAGGCTATAATCTAAAAGATCTCATCTCATGCAAGGCAACAGACGAAACTTCATTGACGACTACTTATCAGATGCTTCCAAGACCTCAGAGTCCCCTCAGAGCTTCAACATGTGGTCAGCCATCACCGTCGTCGCCGGAGCGCTCAAGCGACACGTCTGGCTCCAGCATGGGACAAGAACCATCTATCCCAATCTCTACACAGTCTTAGTCGGTAGACCCGGCGTCGGGAAAAATGGGGCGACCGGACCGTGTGTAGACTTGTTGATAGAAAGTGGATCGGCTAACGTGATCAACGGACGCGTGACTATACAACACGTTCTTGACAAGTTAGCCAAAGGCTTTGGCTCGGCTCAGATAAACAACGGCAAGCTGGCACTTGTCAATGACTCGTCCTGTTTTATCGCGGCGGCGGAAATGAACGTCTTCCTTGAAGCAAGCGATGTGTCGTTCTATTCCATCATGAACGATCTCTGGGACGGTGGAAACGTCCCGATCGAGTACGGCACCAGAACCAAAGGTTCTGTCATCATCAACAAGCCTTGCCCAACTTTGTTGGGCGGAATTACTCCAGGACAACTAGCCAAGGCTATGCCTTCGTCAAGTATCTACGGCGGCTTTACTCGACGCACAAACTTCGTTTACTCGAACGATTCCGGCGCTCGTATTCCTTTCCCACCGAAGGTGCCGTTCATCAATCAAAAGCTCGTCAACGACCTGCGTAGCATGTCGCAGCTCATTGGCGAGTTCACCTTCACGCCTTCGGCGCTAAAGCTCTTCGAGGAATACTACATGCGTGACATGATCGACGAGTTTGACGACGAGATCTCGCAGAGCTACGCCACAACGAAGTGGGTCCACGCCACCAAGGTGGCAATGTCGCTCTGTTGCGCCCGTAGTGACGATCTTACGATCATAGACGATGACTTCAAGCAAGCGACGTCTCTAGTCGACATTTGTAGCGAAGATCTCCAAAAAGTCTTCCGCGCCGTGGGAGACAGCGAGCTCGTCACGGCGACCGACAAGGTACTTCAGTACATCGAGTCCAAGCCGGCCTGCGTTCGCAGCGAGATAATGCAGCGGTGCTGGAGAGACGTTGGCTCGACTCAAGTCCTCGACGTTATCTTGGCGACTCTTGAGTCAGGCAATCTCATCACGACAATGCAGGTAGGAATGAGAACGATTTATAAATTCAATCCAAAGGGACAGAGAGGTCAACCATGACAAAAAAGCTTGAAAAGCTTCAAAAGAAAAAGCCTCGCTCAAAACGAGACGAGGAAATCGCTGACCTGCGGTCAGACTACCAACGTAGCGTCGCTAAGATGCTTGAACGTGTCGACCGCACGGCGAAGCCTCGTTACACCTCCACGAAGTGCCCTATGATTCCCACCGCCAACCGCGTCGTGATGCGCCGCGACGAGGCCAAGGGAATGTCGAAGATCATTCACACCCCTGACAACCGCCGCGACCAACCGACGACCGGGACGATCGTCGCTGTGTGTCCTGCGCAGCAAGCTGACCTTGGCCACCTTGTCGGCAAAAGATATCTTTTTCCGCGCTTCGGCGGGACCGAGGTCGAGTTCAAAGGCCAGCCTTTGTGGGTCGTTTTACAAATCGAAGAGCTTCTTGCAGAGATCACGGTCGCGGACCTGGAGCTTGAGCAAGATCCTCTAGAAAGTATGGTACCGCATCAATGACATATCATCCTCTCTCGTCTGATACTGGAGGAACCGCCGACGATCGCGTATCTGAAAAGAACACTATCGTCAAAATCATCGAAGAAGCTGGTGTCTTTGACGCAATGACATCTAAAGAACAAGATTTCCTTGCTGACATCAGTGATGCTCAACAAGTTTCACCGAAGCAGCTTTTTTGGCTTCGAGATATCAAGGACAAATATCTCTAAAGGAGCTTTAGCTCATGACCAAAACTCTCGACCGCGTCGGCAATCCACTTACCGAAGGTGACCTCGTCGCCATCGACATCTCCACCCTTAGCTCAGTCCTCATCGGCATCGTGACGTCAGTCAAGGAGCCTTCTATCTTGACAGTAGGTGGACAACGAGGTGGTGACAAGCCTCACATCAATCCTGGCAAGATATATGTCTCTTGTGAGTTTGTGTTTCAACCAGGACTTAACATGCTGAATCTTCTCAAGCTGACCGTCCCGCCAGGACTCTCCATCAAAAAGACCGAAGGTAACGCATAAAAAGAGCCGACTAAACTTGCTCATAACAAGTCTAGTCGGCTCGGTTTTTCTAGCTAGCTAGCTACGCTAGCCCTACCTCATCTTCCCGGTGTGAAGCTCTCCGGTCTTCATCTTCCCCGCCGACGCCTCGGCACCCGCGGCCATTCTGAGCTTGCCGCCTTTGGCCGTCCCGCCATAGTTCGACGTTGTCTGTTTGCAGGATGGAGACTTCTCGAGCTCGTTACACACCGACTTAACCGCCTCGATGTTCATCGCTTCGTTTGCCATAACTTCGTTGCTCCTTTTGTGATAAAGTTTACTTCTTTTGTTCTTTCAAAAACTCCAAAGCCTCAGCCAAGGCTTGCACTTGCTGCTCCGCAGGAATGTTTTGCTGAATCGCTTGCGACCACTCCTGCCCGCCGGGATATTTCGACATCTCTTTGTAACCTTGCTCCAAGAGCATCACCCGTTGCTCCGGTGACATTGCCGACGAGGCTACGTCTCCAGGCGACGCCTTTGGCGTTGCGCTCGAAGAGCCTGGCGTTTCGGCCTTAGCCTTGGCTCGATGCTTTGCCTGACGCTCCCGCGAGCCGATGCGCTCCTCGATGAGCTTACGCTCCTCTGGAGGAGTGTCTTTTGAGAGAGCTTTTTTGATGTCGCTTAGCTCTCTGTCGAGAGCAGTTTTAGGAATGTCTTTTCTAGCTAAAAGTGTATCGACACGATCGAGCATGGCTTTTGTCTTTGGCGACACCATCGACGTCGCAGACGTTGTAGACGTCGCTCGTCTTTCTGGTCCCTTGTATCCTCCCTGCGGCGTCCCGACGCGGCGTTCGACATCGCGGTTGATCGTTGCCATGACGTCGGCGTCGTTTACTGTCCCGCCACCGCCGAGCATCTTTTGCACCGGAGGTAGTTCCGGCAACGCCGCGCTTTGGCCAGGCGGCATGGCCGTGGGCGGTGCTTGCCGTGGCACGGCTGTAACTCCCTGTGGGAGTGCCACTTGTGGCGTGCCTTGCGCCCCTGTGGGCGCTGGAGCACCTGTCGGTGCCTTTGGCACCGTAGGCGGCGCAGCGGGACCGCTAGGCCCGGCCTTGGCCGCCGAGGGCCCAGACGGCCTCGGCCGTACCGTCACAGCTTTGCTGGGATTGTCAAGAAAATCCGCCACACGATTAGCCAGCGCCATACGTTGCGTGACGGTCAGTGGCATCTTGTCGAGCATCATCATGCCATAGATCGTCGCTGCTGAGGCAGCGTAGTCGCTGCCAAGGCCTCGCAACGTAACGTAGACCGCGAGCGGCCCCGCCGAGCGCCATATCGCCATTGACGCTTTGCGTAAGCCTTTCGCGCCTTGCGCGTACTGCTCTGAAAGAGCACTGTCAGCTTCGATAAATGAACTCTCTGTTGAGCGAAGCTTCGCAGTTCCAGGAGCGACTTGGTCGAGCTTCGCTCCAAGCATCTCACGAGTCTTTATCAAAGCGTTCTTCGACGTGGGCGAATGAGCATCGCTCATGATCTCGCGATTGAGCGTCTGAGTCAGCTCGTACGCCTCTGTAGCTGAAAGCTGAGACATATTCCGAGGAACGACTTTACCGCTCGCCGGATCGACTTTGTTCTCAACGTCAAGGAACGCCTTGCGTAGCGGTTTTACTTCCGACGGCTTGACACGCTTTAGCGCATCATTATAAATCGACGCCATTTCTTGTCCGGCGTCTATCTTGACGCCAGAGGCGTCCGCTTGCGCCAAGCCTCTAGCAATCTGAGGCTTTAGCCTCTGCTCAATAATCTGCCTAAACTGTCCCTGAAGCTTCGCTTTGCTGACAGGATCGACTCGCGTAGCCAACGACTTCGTCGTCCCGACAATACGCTCGCGTCCGATGTCAGCCGCGGTCTTTGGCTCGACATGAAGCCGCTTCGCACCCATCTCGGCGGACTTTGTCCTTAAAAAATCAGCCATGGCAGGAGCGACTTTTGGAGCAACTTCACCAATCTTTTTGGCAATCTCAGGAGCCATTAACATTGCAGCACCCTGACCCCCAGCGCGAGGCATCGTCGCAGCCAAGGCTGCCAAGCCTGTATCGCCTTGTTGATATAAATCTTTGATAGCCTCTGGAACCTGACCAGTTTTTGTTAAAGGCTCTATCATTGACTTTCCCATTCGATATAATGGGATCTGAGTCAAAGCGTTTTCGCCCGGTTGACGTCTTGGATCAAATGTTTGACCTATACCTTTAAGAAAATCTCCGACGCCCTTAGCGGCTTCGCCTATACCGTACTTCGTAGCTTCCCATTGACTTGTCAACGGAGGCAGACCAAGATCGCCAGACTTGACCGACGGCTGCGCCGAAGGCTTCACTGACGCAGTCGCGCCGATGCCTCGCTTACGAAAGTAAGCTATCGCTTGCGGCTTCGTCGTTCCTGCCGGGAAGCTATACGTCTTTTTGTCCGGCCCGATGACCGTGACGAAGTCGTTCACGCTTCCGTCGGCATTGACGTCTTGAGCTTGAGGAGACATCGGTTATTTCTCCATGTCCTCTGGATCTACGATAATAGGCTGGTCAGGCGAGCCGGAGGCTCCGGTATCGTCCTGAGCCGTAGGCTCTGGAGGCAAGGCTCCATACTGAAGCGCCATCTGATGCTTCTGCTGAAGCTGATCCATCTGCTTCTGCAAAGTCACCATCTGAGTCTGAAGACCTTTAAGCTGTTCTCCCTTTTTCTTGCCTTCATCTGTAAACCAATTTGTGATGTCCCAGTGCTTGTCGAGACTGCCCTGGATGTCTTTCGCCTGCGAAGCAAGATTTTTGTACTGCTTCGCAAGAGAGTCGTATTCTTTCGAGAAAGAGTCGGCGACTTTGTTTTGCTGAGGCGTCCGTATGGACGCTGACTTCGTCAAGGCGTCAGCTCGGATACGAGCTACACTGATGGCCGTTTTGGCCTGAGTCTGTACAGCGTTCGCTCTCTGCTGCATCTGCATCTTGATACGATTTGACGCTCCCTGCTGCTTCGCAGCTAAAGCTGGAGTGACCTGACCTTCCTTAGCCGCTTGTGTCTGATACAGCTTCGCATGAGCCGCTTCTTGCTGCGCCCGAGCTTGCTCCGCAGCTTGCTGAGCTCGTTGAGTCTGAATCTTCTGAAGCTGCTCTTCAAGCTGCGCTTGTTGCATTGCCTCTTGCTTCGACATCTGCATTGCTCTTTGCAAGCCGACGCCCGCGGCGGACGTAGGATCGCTGTGAGCTTTCTCCAAGAGCTTCGAGTTTTTCTTTCCCTCCGGCGTCGCCGGATCAAACATCGCTTGAATCTGTTGTTGTATCGCCTGTTTTTGCTTCGGATCTTGAGCGTCGCTCGCGGCCTGAGTCAAGGCATTATACGACGACCAAAGCTGTTCAGCCTGCGAGGCTTGCTTTTGCCAAGCTTTCTGTTTTAGCTGTCCGGCGAAGCCCGCAAGCGAGTTGATCGCGTTTGTCGTGACCGCCGCGCGCATCCCAGCTCTAGTCTGAAACTCGTATGGACCTCCAGTCATAGGCGACTGCATTGGAGGTCGTGGACCTGTCGTTGACAACGACGTCATGTTCGGTTGCGACGACTGTCCCGGCATCCCTGGAAGCTGTGGCATCGTCGGAGACTGTCCCGGAAGCTGTCCCACGATCGCCGGGGACACTTGCTGTGGCCCCGACGCTCCCTGAACTCCCAACCCCGCCGCGGGCGCGAACATTTTCGACATCATTGCCATGCGTTGCATGACTTGTTTGAGCTGGTCGCTTCCTGTAACGTCGTTTGGAGGCTGAGCTCCTGAAGGTTGAGGAATAGGTAATGCTCCCATAAAGTCTCCTTATAAAGCGAACAAAGCCGCCAAACCACCAGCGTCGCTTGCGGCCGTGCCGAGATCACTTATACCACCAAGTAATCCACCGATACCACTCAAAAGACCGCCAGTGGCTCCAGCTCCAGAACCTTTCGATAAGACCGGCGCGAACGTCGTTCCTAGTCCGTAAATTTCCTGATTCAGTGGATTATATTGCGGCAGCAGACTTTGCCCAAACTGTCCCATCTGCGTAGCTCCGCCAAAAAGCGACGACGCCGCTGGCAACTGCCCCTGCAAAATATTTTGTTGCTGAAGCTGTCCCAGCAAAGCGTTCTGATCCGCGGTCGTCTGCGACGCGTAGTTTGACATCGCCGTCCCGAAGGGACTCCCGGCCAAGCCGCCCATCGACGCGAACTGCTCTCGCAGATTTGCCTCGTTTTGACCGATGTTCTGCTGTTGCGCATTGATCATCGCTTGCCATTCAGGCAATGCCGAGATGCCTTGATTAGCAATCGTTGACAGCGTCGACGCTCCAGGAACGTTTTGTCCACCTTGGCCAGTCTGAAAAAACTGCATCAATTGCGATAGCAGTGGATTCGCTCCGGTGCCTTGACCAATCTGAGATTGCAGATAATAAGCCAGGTTTTGCGTCAGCGCTGGGTCAAGTGACGACGCCGTATAGAATCCATGCCCTTCGGGCGTCACGACCGGCGAGTTGGTCGTTCCCTGAGGGTTGGGCGTCGTAGACGGCTGGAAGATGCTTGTAGGTTGGCTGTATCCGTTTCCCCAAGCATTCGACGGCATCGGCCCGTAGGGATTACTCTCCGACCCAGTCGCCCCAAAAAGCGTCGTTCCTTGAAAAGGCATCGCCCCGCTTTGCGGAGCTCCAGTCTGAGGCATCGCCGACGGCATCATTGGAAAAAACTGATTCGACGCCTGCGGCATCGTCCCGCCTTGAAGCGATGATACTGGCATAATGTTCCTCCAAAGCTCAAAAGCTTTTAGCTTGGCTCGTCCGTAGGAGACTCTCTCGTCGCGCTTTAATCTGTGTTTTTGACAGGAGTCAACAGAGCCGACTGGAGTCTCCTACGGAAAAGCCCCTAGCTTCGCTAGCTAAGACGACCCCCATCCATATCCCATAATCACCGGACGCAATGGAATCGTGTCACGCCAGTTTTCACGCTTGCGCAACTTTTTGATTCCGTCGATCAGTCCGGGCTTTCGGACGTTGTCTTTCATCTGTCCATAAAGCATGTCTCGAATCTCCCCGGCTTTTTCGAACTCAAGCAACTCCATGTATCCACGCATCGCCGCGGCCCAGATGAGCACTTCGTTCCACTCCCTCGGAGTAAGTATCTGCGTCGCGGTCAGATTCGAGTCGTTGATAGGCTGCATCTGCAAGATACGAGCCTGTGTCTGAAATGGCTTGTTAGGCACCGGATTGTATCCAATGTTGTTCGCAAAGCGGTACCACTCGGTCGGCAAACTCATAGCTTGCTGGAAGCGATCGCTGTCTTGATAATGCGTAGGATTCAGCTTTCGCCGGATCTGATTGTTAGGATAGTCCGTCCAGATGAAGACATCGAGCGTTGACATATTAATACCGCTTTGCAACGGCAACGACGTCGGAGGAATCAAGTTCTGAAAATCGTATTCTTGCACTCCTGTCGTTAAGTTGAAAAGCGGCCCCAAGACTTCAAGCTGAGCAAAATCGTCGCGGTAGTCAGGATTCCCGCTGATTTCCAGCATCGCATCACGCAGCCAGATCGCCGCGCGGTCAGCATCCGTCGTGCGATTCTCGACTCTAAGAATGACCTCTGGAACAAGATCATTAATCGTGAATGTGGCTTGTTGAGTCATAATTTGTTATCCAATCACAATCCAGTCTGTCCCGTCGTATCGCAAAAGCGCTCCTGTACCAACTCCGACGGCGACGCTTCCCCATGTGGCTCCGTCCTGCGGACCTTGAGCATCGGTTGCGAAAACGACGTTTCCATTGGCCGTGGCTGTCAAGCTAGCAAAGACCGTCGTCGAAGGCACTAGATAAGGACTGTAATTACTCGCTATCAAATTCAGCGACCGAGCAAGCTGCTCGTAGAGCCTTCTCCAGGCAAGCCAGTTCTTCTGACAATCCGGCGCTTTGACAGGAACGTTTTGTGTAGTCGGAGCGATAGCTGGAATCTGCGTCATTGATCCACCGTCCCGGCCCTGACCTCGCCGCCAGTGTTGTAGTTAGGAGTAATCTCTGTCAACGTAAGCTGCTGACCAGCGTCGCCTGACAAGACCCACTGGAGATACACTCCAGAGATGCTTGGTTGAAAAGGAACTATGACCGTCAGCGGCAGCCCTGACCCAGTCCCTACGGGACCAATGGTCTGCGTCTGCGACAAGCCTTTATTGTTTGACAACGTCAGTTGACACGTGAAATCAGCCTGGTTATCAATGAAGACAAGCCTGATACTGTCTACAGTATGCTTATGCTTATAGTCACCAAAGACAAGACTTCCCGACGTGATCGTCCACCCAATCTCACTCGTTCCAGTGAAGTCCATATACGCAAGCGTATCATCGGCGAAGCCGATCAGCATATCGTCGAAAGGACTTCCTCCGACGAGCGTAGCTGGCGACCACTCCTGTGCCAAAATCTGACCAACAAGATCTTTGATCCGAGGGATCTGGTTTTTGTAAAAGTCTCCTGCCACGGTCGGAGTCGCTGCGAAAGTCTCCCGAGTCCAGCTTTGCTCATCAAAGTGATAGACCCAAGCCTGCTTAAGCTCCGGCATGAAAAGCCAGTACGATTGATAGTCGTTGGCATTGATCGTCGTGGATATGTAGCCAGAGACTGTGTCGAAATTGCAAGCTAGCAAGTCCGCCAGGATGCGCTTCCGCGCTCCGCGAGCGTAGCTCGATCCGTCGATACGCATGTCCCCGATGGGGACCGAGTAGTTCCCATCAAACGAGTAGATATTGTTTTTTCCGACATAGCACGCCATTTCTTCACCGAAGGTGGCGAGCGAGTACGGGATGACGTTACCTTTGCATTTCGCCCCCATCGGGATAAGCTGCCACGGCGCGATGCCGATTCCCGTCGGGACGATCTGCGTGATGCCAAAATACTGAAACGCAAAGCCAGACTGATAAAGCTTGCATCCTCCAGTGACAGGTCCAAGGTCGTTGAGAAGATCTTCCTGCCCGGCGTCCGGCGACGTCCAATCGGTAGGATCTCCGGCAGCCGTCCAGCGCAAGCGCTGTGTCGCAGCGTTGCCTCCTTCGATTGTATACAAAGCCATCAAATGAAAGTTTAGCTCGAAGAGATACCTCGCCGGGACAGCGTCGCCTGAAACAGGTCCAAAGCTCGACGCCATCCCGTCCCATGACTGGACGACATCGACTCCTTGATCAAAAAGCAACAGATTATTGACGACAGTCCAACTATAATAGTCCAGCGGCCCACCTGTCAAGGTGCCGGTGATCTCGACCCACGTCCCTGACTGCCACTCCCACAACTCCGTCGGAGTTATCACAACTTGATGTCTGTCACCTTTGACATCGAAAAAGTCCGCGATGCCCACAACTGCATCCGTAAACGGAGCCGTCATGGCATCGAAAAAATAAAGCTCTGGCCTCGTCATTGCGAGGCCCTTTCGGAAAAAGATATTCTTCGCGTCAAGAAAACCGAAGGTTTCGATGCGCTCCGGCGGAGCTTCGCTCTGAATGCCGCCGAAAGGTCCCGTCAAGGAGAACTCGTTATCTTCGTCTTGACGCTTCGGATTTTGAGTTTGAGGCATCTTCGCTTACGCTACAGTGACCCACATTCCGGTTGGGCTTATCGAGCCAGCACCACTTTGTGTGACGACGATATTGAGTCCGGCCGTCACATCTGAGACTCCGCCTGTAACTACGTTGTTAGAGATCGACGCCGTGGCGTACTCATTGATGAGACATTTCAAGGCGGTCGTCGTCGAAAAGTATCCTCTGATCTTGGCCGCAAACTGAGTGCCGTTGAGAAGAAACGTCAATCCTCCACCGACAACAATCAACGCAGAGGCTCCTCCGGAGAGCGAGAATCCGTACTCAATGTCGATGACATTTCCCACGTTCAAGATTCCAGCCGGAATAGCTATTGAGAAAAGAGTCTGACCATTTCCAGTCGTGGCCGTTCCAGCCGTTGTGTATTTTGTCCCGCCTCGTCCTACCGAAGGTGTCACGTCTGTCCACGACGGATTATTAAACTGATACACTTTGCCAGTGTCAATTGCAAAGAACAAAATACCGTCCCAGTCGTCAGGCTGGGCGTCAGATCCAAAATCCGGCTTTGACGCATCTAAGCCCGATATCGCCGCCATGCGTTGCTGTACATCGACGCGAAAGTTGCGGAGGTCTTCGCCCAACAAGTTGGCTAACTGAGTATCAGGAGGAAATGTGTCGTCCCATATGTTTGTAAATGCCATCTTAAACCTCGACGACCGAATTGGTCAGCATGTCTAGCTTCGCTAACTTTTCGAGATCTTCTTCGAAGCGCTTAGCTAGATCGGTACGATATTGCTTGTTTTTGATCTTCAGATCCTTGGCTCTTCCTTGAAGATGCGTATAAATACGCTTCAAGTCGGTGCCTTGATGCGTCAGCAAAAGCAAAATACCCCACGCTCCCGCGCTCACAAGCGAAGCTTCGCTATCGTCTTTAGACGCCTTGACGTTGTACACGTAAGTGTCATGTTTCCAGCGTTGCTCCGACTCATCGAGTCCCCTGATCGGGACGTTTTCCTCGGCTTGATACTTTTCCGAAGGCCACGGCGGAAGCGTTACGCGAAGCGCTCCGGCGATCACGCTGTCGCGCGTGGAGATCTCTTTCAACATTCCGTCAGCAAGCTTAGCAAAGACATCTCCGATATCATCTTCGATGAGCTCCCAGAAGAACGTCGGTGTGGCGTCGTAGCCGAATCTTGGAGTAAACTCTAAGCCAAAGACGCCTTTAGGTGACGCTATCGCGTTCAGGTCTAGCATCCCATGATATCGTTCACGCTCGGCCCACTTCGTAAGGCGTCCAGCAACTTGACAGAGAGGACACCCATCGCAAAGCCAAACAATGTTGCCAAGACAGCCGCCCGACGGCCCAAGATCATCATTCATTAGCTCCTTACGCTCTAGCGTGTGATTGGTCAGCGGCGAGATTAGCTCGCCGTTTTGAAACCACAGTTCGGTCGACACAGCCACGCCAGGCTCGAAGAGCTGAAGCTCAAACTGAGGATCTTCGATTTCGACGTCTTTCTCAATGTTGTGAAGCATCTCGATGAGGTCTTCTGCATCATAGCTGACGTGGCTGGGCGACAGGTCACCAAGTTGTTTTGACGGCTTGTATACCCAGCGCTCGTCGTTGTGCTTCTCAACAAACTTGACGCCTTCGGCGAAGCTATCAAAACTGAAAGTTTCAGGAACATCGATCCCAGCGTCCTGCATCACTTGTTTGCCGAAGGCCCGGTCACGTTCTAGATGGTCGGCAAGCGAACTTCCTGCCAGAACCGCAAAGCCGCGGTCACGAAGTAAATCAGCGACAAGACCATTACTAGTAACATCAAAAACGAAAATATCCTCTCCCGCAACGGCGTCATTGACAAGGTCCTCCAGGTCTCCGACTTTCTCGACAAGCCCATCTCCTACGCTCTTGGCGTTCTGGTCGCGTATCCAGACACGCACAACGTGGCCATCTTGACGCAGTCTTACAGCGAAGCCGATACCGTCGCCGGTCTCGCTAACAAAGTTAAATCTGCGTTTTTTGCTTATCAGCGACATTCTGTGTCAAGCTTCGAGAGATTGGCTCCGTCGTTTAGATCGAGGATTCCATTGAAGTTATCTTTGTTAAGCGTAGCGCAGACGGACGTCACGTTGCCTTGATACTCCGCCTCAAAGACAGCCTTCCCGGCATTCACAAAAGGCGTCAGATTCGAGCACTCGTTATACTGAACACATTGCTCGTTGATGTCAAAATCAAAAAACGACAGCAACGATCCGACTTGATCGCCGTCGTTTTTCAACGCGACGCTTAGGCCGAGGCCGTGGACAGTCGTGGCAATCCACTCGTTGTAGACAAGCTGATCCGACGCTTTCAGCGGAAAGCCAGTCGAGTTGGTGTATCCATCGATGTTGTCCGGCTCGACCGCGTCAAAACCTTTGGCTTTGCACATCGCAAAGCGAGCGGCCATGATTGGCCGAATCGCCGCGTTACGAATGTCGAGCCATTTCTCTCCAGGCCAGCCGTTCGACTTGCCGAGCGCCGCAGCAGGAAACTGACTATAGTCCGGACGGAAGTTCTCCGCCGTTCCGGCATCGATATAACAAATCGCGTGTTTGCCGACACTGTGAACAGTGTTCACCAGAGAAGCTGTCCCGTCAAAACCGTCAAAGTCCCATACGGTCGCCGAGTTGCTTGTAATCTGTGACGCCGTAGGCGTCACGCTCAAAAGCCACTGCCACTCGCTGACAAGCGGAGGCTGCCAATTCCCCGGCGGTGGAGGCGGTGCAGGCGAGACGACGAGACTAAAAGTCTGCGTCACCGACGCTTCGCAGTTAGACGCCGTGAACGTCAAGATGTAAGGGCTAGCCGCTGCCGAGCCTATCACAGGCGTCCCCGTCAAGACGCTATTCACAAATGTGACTCCAGAAGGCAACGCTCCTGTCTCAGTGATAACTGGCAATGGACTTCCACTCGTCACAAGCGAAAAAAGCCCAGGCTGATTCTCCACGAACGTCGTCGTATTGTTACTAACGATCTGAGGAGACGTGTTTGCTGGACAAGATTGAGCCAAAGCTATCGCTGAGGCAAAAAACAACGTCAAAAAGGGGAGGAGCTTACGCATTGAAATGTCCTTTCTTGCTACTGTCTTTTCCAACAATCAAATATCATTCGATATCGCTAGATATCGAAAGGGCGGTGTACGGAAAGCAGGCCGATGACGACGGTGTAGGGCGTGGTCAGGGTGAGGGTGATGGACATATGAACTCCTAATTGACGTGTCGGATCTCCCAGTACACGTTTGACGCATCCGCTATGTTGGTCGAGTTGATGACGAAGCTTGTCCCGGCGGTGACGGTGCCGACCGAAAGAGTTCCACAGGTGGAGCAATTCTGCAGAGTCAGGGTGACGACATCGCCCGATCCGCCAGCGGTAGCCAAGGCTGCAATGGCCGTAGTGGAGACGGTGACGGTGCCACCGGAGAGGGTGGACACGCCAGCGGTCGCGTTCGACCCGTGCGTGGTGGTAAACTTTGCTCCGAGGGATTCGGTCACTGCGCCAGCAGCCGTAAGGTTGGTGAGACTAAGCGACCCCAGCCCGTTGCCAGCGGCAGTAGTGTCAACTGAAAGTGTGTTGGTTGTTTTACGGCTTAGTGATGTGTCGCCGGCGGTTCCGAAAATAAGCCATGCTGGATTGAAATTGAGATTGTAATAGGAACTGCCAAAAAAGTGAGATGACGAGCCGCTGCTGGGGGACAAGACAAGCGACCCATCGCCCTGAAGCCAGAGAGCGCTACCTATTCGCAACATCCCCATGTTCGCATCACCAGTGAAGGAATACATCGGTGCGTTCAGTGCGCCGTCAGGTGTAAGTATCTGAAAGTTTCCAGTTGATCCTGTTTTGGCTATGGTAAGAGAGGTTGCCGCATTGGTGCCGTTCCCGGTTTTGGCTTGCAATGTAACGGTTCCCGCGGCATCTGCCGCTCCCGTCCAGAAGCGATATCCCCAACTCGCAATCGGACTCGACTGACTTGTCCCGCTGGTCGCCGCTGTCGTATTCGACATGGAGAAGTCGGTGTTGGCGGCGGTGTCGGTCAGGGTCACTGGCCCGCTCAGGAAAAGCTGGTTCCAGCGGAAGCTGGAGCTGCCGAGGGCAATGGAGTTGTCTACTCCCGGAAGCAACGCGGTGTTGATGGCTACCGAAGCCAGATTGGAAAGAGCGGTGTTGGCCGATCCAGCGTTGCATGTTCCTACCGACCACACGCCTGCACTTATACTTGGACATCCTGTTGATGCGCTACTGTTGATGCCGGTGCCGCCTTTGCTGGCTGGGATGGTTGGAAGGTCGGTTGAAGTGATAGATCGCAACTGCATCGGCCCTGCACCAGCATTCTGAGTTCCAAAAAATAGATTTGGCGTGTTTTGCCAGAGCTGTGGGGCAGTAAAACTGGTGAACCAATTCGTTCCGTCGAAGCGTAGCAGCACTGTCGTCGGGCGGTCGCTAGATGTTGAGAAGAAGTTAATACTAGCTTGCCCATCAATCGTTCCTGTGGCTGGAGACAACACCCAAGGGCTGCTGGCACTGAGTTGCTTGAGATAAACCTCGTACCCAGAGACAAACCCCGCGCCACTGGTGGGCAGAGTTAAAGTGAATCCTCCTATGCCACTAAGCTGAATTGCTTTTCCCCGGTCGCTGGCCAGCAACGAGGTATTCGTTGTTACCGTTCGTGCGACTAGCGTTCCCCTGACCACGCCGGAAGTGGTGATCGCTCCCGGCGTGTCGCCTGATTCAGTTTCCACGCCGTTTTGGCCGGAGCCATCGACCGAGGTCACCGTTCCAGTACTACCGCCCGACGGATTATACGCCCATCCTTTATAATAAACCGTGACTGTCCCAGTCCCCGTCAGCGCCGTGACGTTGACGCGTACATATACAGCTATCCCGGCCGTCACAGATGAGCTATTGTTAGACGAGCAGTCCTGCGTCGTGATGATGCCGCCCGACGTCCATGTCACGCCGTCAGGCGACGAGTCAAGCTGCACCGAGCAGGCCAAGACCGTTCCGTTCGTCACCCACGACAACTGATGATACAAAATCGCCGTGCGTTGCAGAATCGGCGTAGCCGTCGTAGCGACCGAAAAAATCGTCGTTTGAAACGAATTTATCCCACTCTGAGCCAGCGCCAGAGGCGCCAATATCAGGATCGTCGCTAGCGCGAAGCGCAGCTTACAAAGAATTGATTTTGTCTTCATATTCCTTCCAAGATAGTCCCAGCGTAGCTACGACGATCCTCTCGATGCCAGTCGCCAAGCAATGCTCGCGAGCATAAGGCGCCTTCGGCGAATCACCAGGCTCGCTCACGTCGCCGCTCTGGCGAGCGCGCTCGAAAGCTTTGTCAAACTCATCGACAGCCTCTTGAGAGATCCCTCCATAGCGACACGCGGCCGACTCAAAGAGTTCGTGTATCGCAATAGCGGTCTCCATCCGCCAGTTGCCGAGATCGCTGACGTAGACTCGAAGAGTCCCGTCAGGACGAACATACCAATCCCCCACGGTCGCGTAGCGCTGCTTGTCGTGAGGGATTGTCTCGATCTCGATACGAAGTGACATAAAGCCTTCGGCCAGCCTTCGGCTTAGTTAAAGTTGAACGTCACTTTCGCCCGGAGACCATAAAACTTGTAGTCATTGGCCTCCGCCGCCGAGGGCGTCGCAATGGTGCGGAACCAGTACTCCTGCAAGTCTGCGACTTGATACACCTGAAAAGACGCAGGCATCGGGACTTCCACGACGACGAGCGTCGCAGAGACCGCCGTCGTCAAGCCATTGGCTCCGTTGGCCAAGATGTTCGTCGGTGCAAGAGGCAACGCAGCTCCGTTGACAAGACTCGACTGGTCGAGCTGGCAGGTGTGGGCTGTCAAGGCGTTCGTGGTGATCGAGTAGATCACAGCGATGCTGTTGATGGTAATACCTTTGACCTTGAGCAACGTCCGCGGAGTGATCTCCGCGAGCGTCCCTTCGTAGAGGGGACCTGTCGGTCCGAAAAACGCTCCAGGACGACCTTGTACTTCTGCCGAGGCCGGGATGCCCGACCCGGCGTTCCCCGAAGGGCCAGCGGCTCCGGAGGAGCCAGAGCCAAGTCCGGCGCCGAAGGTAGACCCGAACTGGTTTTGGGTATCCTCGAAAAAGCCCGTCCGGAAGATAATGCCTGAGCCAAGACACACATCGAGGTTGATCGCCGTCGTATCAGCTTGGTTGTTCCACGACCAGTCGCCTGCGGCGTTCGTGTTGTTGTTGGTGAGGACAGCGACGTTAGTGCCTGAGGTCTGGACGCGGGCGGGACCGTAAACGATGATTCCGTCCGAGAATCCATGATCTTGCTGGTATCTTGAGTGCGTATGCGGCATTGACTTAAACCTCCTCGGTTGCGGACGCCGAAGGCGGCGTCCGGCTAAAGCTACGCTTTACATATCTCCAGTATTGTCCTGAGTCTGCTTCAAAATCTCAGCAAGCTGAGGTTCTTCTCCAGGCTCGCTCAGTACCTGAGCGATTACTGTCTGACGCCGGTCTACCGTCAATGTGCGTTGAGGATTGTCAAGTCCCAACGGACATTTGATCATCCCATCTTGACGCGTAAGCTGGCTCGTGGGCCATTGCCATTGGTGACAATCGCAATAGACCCACGGCACTCCACTCCAGCCAGAATGGCTTTGAAGAGGCATCAGACTATGTCCCCCAACAAATCCAGTTGAATACGTCGCTCGACGACGCGGTCGTGATGGTGAACGCTGAGGAGCTCACGTAAGTGATCTTGAAGGCGTTGGCCGTCGTTGCGTCACTTAGCGTACAAAAATAGCTCGAAGAGCTCGTAAACGCCGGAGCGATTCCTGTCTGAGCACAGGTAGTAGCTGACGACGCCGTACATGTTCCGTAGACAAACCGAAGGTTCGGCACCGACACCGGCGTTGCACAACTGTTGCTCACGCCGCAGTTGGTCACCGATCCCACGGGAACGGGTCTCACGTTGCCCGCGTAGCGTATCGTCACGCCGCCGGAGCCTGTCGTTGTCAAAGATAACAGATTCATTCTGACATACTTGGCCGCTCCGCCTACGAACGTATACGCACCGCTCGACGTACAAGTCTGAATCGCCGAGCCACTCATCAAGACGTAAGTCACGCCATCGCTCGATGTCTCAAGCTCCAGCGTACACGCTGACGTAGTCGCCACGGTGACCCAGGACACCGAGTGAACAGTGATGTTACTGTTCTCTAGCATCCCGGTCAAGCCGCCACAAGGCGTTGTCGTCGAGACTTTTGTCTGTCCCGCCGTGGCCGTACAGGCTGCCGAGGACACTTTGCCATAGGTTTGATTGAACTGCGCTTGCGCCTCAGCCGCTTGCGGCTGTATCACAAACGCCTGTGCAGCAATCAAGACCCACATCGAAAAGACAGCCAGAAACTTGTTTCTCCACTTCATCTTCGAATCCTCTCCCGCGCGCACGGCGCGATTAAACTTGTTAACAGCAAGTTAAAACTTGAGCACAAAACGCCCAAGTCTACGGCCCGTTACTACCCCATGTCCCGAGCCAATTCGTGGCGCCCGTCGAGAACCGCATCGACGCGATCTGTTTCACGGTCTTCGTGTCGAAATCATCCGCGAAGTCCTCTTCGAGCGACTCACGGTTCATGAACTTCAGTGTGTGACCATCTTTGTCGGTGATGAGGAACCAGGCCGAGGCTGACGTCAGATAGTGCGACACGAAATAGACGAGGTCTTCTTTGATTAGCGAGTTGATCTCGTTGTCAGCCGTGTACGGCTTGTGAGGCGAGCCCAGGATCTCCCGAGCGATCCATTTGAGCTCCGGCGGGATGACGAGGAACTTCGGCTTCGTCGTGATCGGCAAGCCTTGGCTATCGATCAAGCGCTCAAACATGTTGATCGCTAGCTGGATAGCTGTGAACGACAAGTCGACGTCCGTCGAGGGACGATTAGGATACGTCCCCGCGGCGGAGATGATGTTCCCGACGCCGGGGCCGATGTTGGTCGCCTGCGTCCCACCTAGCAAAGGATGCTGAGTGTTGAACAACGACACACTGTCGATCGTTGTCATCGTCGTGAAGCCCAGGTTCAGGACATTCCAGAACTGAATCTCTCTCACGAAGTGAGCGCTTCGTGCCAGGCACTTGGGCGCCTGATTGATGAGCTTGTACTGATCGTCTTTGATAAGCTCCCAGCTTGCCCTGATGCCCAGTGCCCACGGCAGATGCAGATACCGATAGGTACCGCCTTGGATGATATCCTGATACTGCACCGGAGTGCCTTCAGGCTTCGGCACCATCGGGCCAAGGCCGCTGAACTCGACTTCGTCTTCGAACGCAGCGTCGCTCTGCTCGATGTTTGCGATGTAGGAATACTCTTCTTCGCGTTGCTTCAGGTCGAGGAAATGAACGAATAAATCGTGCAGTCCTGCGGCCATGAGCTGGAAGTACTGCCCTCTCACCATCATGACGTTGTATTCTCCTTTTCTTTGAAGGAGCTTTTAGGGCTCCACGATTTTGCGGCTTTCGCCGTTTACTACGCCAATCCCGCCGACGCCGAGGCAAGGAACACAAAAATCACGCCACGAGCGGTGTCCCAGTAGTCAAGCTGAACGACTTCACAGACAGCATCGACGCCAGTCTTTGTGAAATCGACATACCAGTGGCCGTCGGTGTCGAGCGTCATGCCGTATTGCTGGCCGACGTTCGCGGCAGACGTCGTCTGCGCCGGTCCGCACTGAGCATAAAAGACGTTGTCCGTATTGGCCACGATGATGCCAGTCTGGCCGTCGTTGAAATACGGACGAGAATAGTTCTTGGCCAGTGTCTCGTTAGGCACTGAGCCGAAGCTTTGCTGTTGGGCTGTGCCGGTCGTCGTCAAGTTCGCTCCGAACTCTTTCGATATTCCGGCGATGCCGTTGGCGATTGTCAAGCCATCCCACGCCTGCAAGGCGCCGGTGACGTTGTTAAGCATCAACGGAGTCCCTTGGAGAAAGCTTTGTCCGGCTTGCTCGATGATACGACGCGTCCGCCACTGATTTCCACTTACAGTCGAACGTTCCTGAATTAGCGCTGAAGCCATTGAGTTGGCCCTCCTAGGCGATGAATCATGCCTCGTCGCCGATGGCGACGTCTGTGAGAACTGCGTTAAACTTCGTTTGCTAGCCTAGCAAAGCTAGCGGTTGAGGATCTCCGGACCGCCTTCGTGAGACAAACGACTTACCTCGCCGCCCGGCGGCATGTGTGACAAGTCGGTGCCGTCCGGTGCGAAAGCGACCATCTTCGGTTGGCCGAAGGCATCCAGGCCAGCTCGACCGGCTCCGGCGTTGCCAAGAGCGGCTGCTGCTTGCTTCGCAGAGATCGTGTTGGCGACTCGCGAGTCGGCGAGCTTCGCAGCCACTTCGTGCTTGTAGCGCAACGCCCCGAGGTAAATCTCGCGCTTGATACACATCAAGATGAGATCGCCGTTGAGAAACTGGGCTCCGCCGTTCTGGACATAAGGCGAGAGCTGTCCCTTGTCAACGTCAGCCGACGTCGCCACGCGCCAGCCTTGAGCTTTGCATTGGCTAACACGACGAATGTCGTTGTAGATCCAACGAAAGCTCAAGTCTTTGGCCGTCGGAGCTGGCCTGATATTGATAAAGTCCGGCATCACAAGAGGCCGAGCGATGATATCTGCCCCAAGTTCCTCTGGAACGCCAGGACTAACACTCGCTGGCGCGATGGGAGGAATGACACTCTGCGAGGTCATTGTCGGAACCGGAGGTTGAGCTAGAGGTTTTGTTGACATGATGTCTCCTTAATTCCCCACACTAAACCGAGCGTAAGCTCCTTTGGAGCTCGAAGCGATGACCATCTTCTTTTTCTGCTCCAGGTAACGCTTCGGGTCCCAATGGAATTTGCTACAGGCTTCTTCCTCTTCGGGAGTGAGCTTGTCGTTGCTGACGTCCTCCGCAGGAGGTGGAGGATTCCCGCTCCCGCCACTCTCCATAAAAAAGTCCGTCTTCTCACGCTCGGCTTTCGCGATGTCCACGTCGTGATGACCTTTCACGAGCGTCAAAGCCATGAGCCAGTTTTGCGGGACGATACGCTGCGCAGGCTGGTAGCCTTCCATGACTTTGTCGATTTCTTTCTCGTAGTTGGTCCATATCTTTGCGTCTCTCGTAGAAAGCTGACTCTTGGCGTACATCTTAGCCGTCATGATCCCAGACACGATGGCCACGTCGGTCACGGGCTTCATCTGTGAAGCGATGAAGGCGTTCGGGTCAGTCCAGATACTAGGAGCATCGTCTTGCGACTGATCCTTCGGAGTCTTCCCGGCTGAGGCTTCCAACTCGGCCAAGCGCTGCTTCGTCGTGTTGAATTCGGTACTGAGGTCGGCGACTTTGCGGTCGGACTCAAGCTTTTCAGCTTCAAGCTGCTGAAGCTTCGCCTGAGCCGCCTCGGCGGCTTTCAGTGCTTCGACGACCTGTTCCGGAGTCTTTCCTTTCAGCTCCGGTGGAAGATTGGCATCGTCGTCTTGATCGTTATTTCCTTGACTTCTCTTGCCCCATAACATTTTGCAACTCCTGTCTGAGATTAAAAATCCGCTTGTAAGCCTCGATTCGACCCTGACATCTACCGATGTCAATCGGGTCACGAGCGCTCTCAAGAGAGCGTTGCTCGTTTTGAACCATATTGGAGACTCCACTAAAAAAAGAAGACGCTTGAGGAAGTCTCATCCATGACTCTAAAGCCTGAACGTTTTCGTGCCAGGGATTCATAAGCTTCGCTTACATGACCCTCCCTGACTGCGCTGCAGGCGGAGTCATCATAGGAAGAGTCCCTCCTGGAGGCAAGCCTTGAAGCTGTCCCTGAGCCGCTTGCGGCTGAGCCGAAGGCTGCGGCGCAGCTTGCTGAGGAGGTTTCACCTCAGGCTTCGGCGCGAGCGTATCGACTTCGTCATAGCCAAAATGACGATACACGGCTTGCATAAAGATGTTCTGCGACAAGATCGCCTTCGTGATGTAGTTACGAACTTCCTCCGGAACCATTGGATTCGCCGCGGCGGTGAGCATCTGTGTGATGCTTTGATGATAGCGTTCGCTGACGCCGGCGAGCATCAAATCGTTTTGCTTCTCGACCTCGCGGTTGATGCTAGCCGTACTGGCGTAGACAGGCAGCGTGATCTTCCTGTCGCGCATCGCGTCGAGAGCCTGCTCAATAAGCGCGCCTTTTTGGCCGAAAAGCGCTTTGCGCTCGCCGAGGCCAAACTCCGCAAAGAGCGAGCACAACAAGTTGCCTAGCTGAGTGTGAGCGTAGCGGATGTCTGTGATGTTAAGATCGGTACGAGTATTACCTTCCTGCATCACACTCAGCGTACCCATCGCCGTGTAGATACCGCGCTTTGTCTGGGTGCCCGACCCGGCGCCCTGCATCGGAGCGCTAACTCCGCTGCGCTTGTCGGCGTATTCGAGGGTCATTCTCTCGGAGTCGATTTCGCCCGCCACCGGAGTCCCGAACTCGAGAGCCTCGATTTCGCCTTCTTTGCCCGGCAACATTGCTCCGGGATAAATCCTGTAACCTTTGTTCAGCGGAGAGTCAGGATCAACACGCCACATTTTCATATTGGCGATCGTTGAGTTGTCACGACGACCGTTGTGAATCTGACTGAGCTCTTCCTGAATCGGCAACATCACCTCAGCCATTCCCATTCCAGGAAACATGTCGTCTCTATAAAACAGACGAGCGACCGTGAAGACCTCGCCAGGATAGTAGTAATAATAAGATCGCAAGATCTGGTTGGTCTTTTCGTGGTACGTCGTGATAAGCTTGACGTAGCGACTACCGTCACGATATTTGTAATGACACTCGTAGAGATCCCACTCCGCCCAGCCATAGCCCGAGGCCGTGACGGCCTTAGCGTCCATCTCTTTCTGAGCCTGGACTACGTCGGGAGACGTCCTATCGGGAGATCCAAGAACGATCTTAGTGGCCATCTTGTCGTAGATGCCTTTGAAAGACCGCTCTTCGAGCTCCTCACGCTGAAGCCGCACGATGTGATACTTAAAGTCCATCGCGTCGACGGTGGGGACAGACACCGGATACTTGAAGTCTTCGTAACGAACTTTCTCCGGCCGAGGCCCGTCGTAGAGGGTCTTCGAGACGAAGTCTGGCTTCGCCGAGCCATCACCTGAAGATATCGCCTGATCTATCACGGACTTTGTCCATGGCGTCTTCAAGACGCCAGTGCCTAGCTTGATCGTGTCCGAGAACCAGTCCCGCTCGACGCGATACAGATCAAGCTCTTCTTTCTCTAGAGCCGCCCACTGAAGAAACTCTTCGAGCGAGTCTTTCAGTCCCGGAGGAGCCTCGTTTGAAAAGTCTCCCATTAGCCTCGACACCCACAGCGGCCGCGTCTTAAAAACCGCGGCCATCACTCGGGCGAGCAGCGTATCGCTATGAATCGCGGCGATCGGCGTCACGAGGTTCGAGGCATTGTGCCAAGGCCATTCACGAATCTCCTCGGCAGGCTTCGCCTCGTAGATTTTGCGCCAGCGGACTACGCCGTTAAGACCGTGAAGCTGACTTAGTCCCTCGCGCAGCGCGACAGTCTTTTTCCGCAGGAAAGCGCGCAGGCGCATGTCTCCATCGGAGCCAGGCGACATCGTGAATGGGATAGGCTTAATCAAAGGCTTCGCCTTAAAAAGTGGCCTTTACTCGAAGTTGCTCAAGTTGTGAGTAAGTTACGTCGCTTCCTTTAACTTTCAAAAGAGCGTCTACCGCAGCCTGAACATCTACTGCGATTTCCTTAGGAAGCTTGTTTGTGGTGACTTCTTCCAAGACTCCCTGCAAAAGCTGAAGTGCCAAATCGATTGCCGAAATCATTTGATCACTCCTTTCAGTTCCGTAATGAATGTGTTAGCGTTCGTGATAGCAGTTTGAAGACCTGCGGTAGCCGAGGCTACTGAAACGCACTTCGCCGATGGATCTCCGGGAGGAGTCGTCGCAGACCATCCACAATAAGCCTCGGTCGCTGTAACAAGGGCATTCTGAGCAGCGATGCCTTTGTCAATCAAAACACAAACACTCTGTGTCGCATCAGCTTGACAAGCTGACTGGTTTTGTGTCTGAGCAGCCGCCAAGAGACCTCCAAGAGCAGCAGCAGTATCACGAGCAGTCGCCTCTGGAGGCTGACACGAGGTCATCATCAGAGCGATACTCAAAAGAAAAAGACAACAAAGAAATCTTTTCATGATGCATCTCCTTGTGGCGGCGTCAAAGCCGCCATTGGTTTCAAAGGCGGTGGCATCTGGGGAAGCCAGTCTTTGATGTAGGGAATCTTTGTTACAACGAAGTCGACGATCGAGTCCACGCTCAAGCCCATCAGCGCAGCGACGACGCCGTATTGAGGCAACGGAGAATGAAGCTGAAAGTCGATATGCAAAGCCGACAAAAGCCCGTTGAAAACATCGGGATAGAAAGTCAGCCAGTAAATCATGCTGTCGCCAAACGCCCGTGTGAGCAGCGGAATCCAACAGCGTTCCACGAACTCACCGTAGGTGTTAGCGACGGGATTGGGTCCTGTCACAAGATAGTAGGCTCTCTTGAGCATGTAAATAAACATGCCCATCAAGAACCACATCCATAGCCACAAGTGTAACAAGACGATATTCTCCTGAAACACGTCTCTCTCTTTTCTCGGGGGAGAGGCGCTAGCGCCAAAGGCGCTATTTTTTCTTTGAGCTCTTCGAGCCAGAGGTTTTATGCTCCGGCTTCAGCCCAGTCGATGCGACGCAGACCGCAAAAGGATTGACTTTCTTTCTCCTAGCACGATTTTGCGCTTTAACATCCGCTACACAGTCCATCAGTTTCTTAGGCACGATGTGCCTCCGTTAGCTCTGCTGGTCGATCTCAAACGACGCAGGCGCCGGTGGAGGAGGTGGAGGCGGCGGTGGTAGGATAGGCACCGTGGCCGTTCCGGTGATGACTGTCGTACCATCCGGCAACGTCGCTGTGACCGTCAGGTCAAAGTCCCCGCCGACGGCATCCGCCGCCACGTTCACCGTGGCTGTCAGACCATCTGCTGACGCCGTGACTGGCGCGTTCGTCGGGTCGCTCGATGTCCACGTCGGGACGGACGAGCCTACCGGCAAAGCCACTGTCGTGACGCCGTCCGGCGCCTTCGGCGTGGCCGTGAACACTCCCGCTGCTCCTGGTAAAACTCCTTTGATTGCCATTGATATTCCTCCTTCGGATGTGATAGAAATTTGTTTGATCTTGAAATTCGTCGGAGCAAGAATGACTTGCCCGATCGTGCGAGCGAGCTCGGCGATCGACACCGCGAGCGACATGATAGCTCGGCTATTGGCCTTCTCGGCCTCGACGTTCATAGCCTCGACCTGCGTCAAGCGCTGAACTGCGTTCGTGAGCTCGCTTGTCTTAAACATCAGTTATGTCTCGCCATTCCATAGGAATACGGCGTCCCGATGCGCTGCATCGCTTCTTCGTTCGCCTGCATCAGCGCTGACTGAGTCGCCCAGTCGACAGGCTTGCGTAGCATCTGAGGAGCGTACGCGAACACATCGATCTGATCGCAAAAGCGTCCCCGGGGAAACGTCTGATATTCCGTGACGAAGTCTTGATGTTTGCGCTGGACCCAAAGCTGTCCGCGCTCGGCGATCGGGCCGATGACGTTTCTGATACGCCATTCTTTTTTTCGAGAAAGCGTTCCGTCAGGAGCCTCGACTTCGCCTTTGAGCTCATCGACGCGCAGCGTCTGGCCTTTCAGTCCGCCGAGGAACTCGATGTGATGTTTCACATAACGCTGAGCGCCTACGGTCTCGCAGCCGACTCGCCGGAGCTTAAACTTAGCGGCCATCTCAAAGATTTTGTTATAAAAAACGTCGTAAGACGTTCCCTGCGCCCAGGCGTCGAGGACGTAGTAGTCACCTTTGTCGCTCTCGCCTACGACGAGAATCGCGTGGCGACACCGGCCTGTGCCAGCCTGACCGCTGTGATTGGGATCTACGACCTCGGCCAAGGCCAAGTGGCCTATCTTGATGTCCTCGCGAACAATCCCGTCACGCTCTTCGTGACGTATAATCATGCGACCTTGCTCGTCGTGAGCAAGCTCAAAATAGTTCAGCCACTCGACTTGAAAGTCGGCATCTTCCGGTGCGCAGGGCGAATTTAAAAATTGACAACTAAAGTTGTAGCTTCCAAGGCGCTTGCGAAGCTTTTCGAGCTTCTCGAAGCTAAACTCTTCAGGAAAGATCGGCACCCCCGAAGGATGCGCATCACAGCACCCTCCCATCGCGCTATGCGACGCCACGCGAAACCACGGCTCGTGTTCACGAATGTGGCTATTGAGGTCGGTGTATCCCCACCGATTTCCGATGATAAGCTCGTCGTTTTCTTGCTTGTTGTTGTCGCCCATCTCGAAGATGCCTACCAGAAGCTGGTGGTACTCGATGGACTTGTCCATGATAGACGGCGACTCAGTCGCTTTGCGACCAATCAAGTCATCTTCGATGATAAGGCCGGTGTAGTGACGAGACTGGACCGCAGAGCCTACTCCAAGAAAATCAAACGTACCTTCACCATGAGCACCACCGGCGGTATTCTTCGGGCGTTTGACGTGCAGCGAGTAGTCTGTCCATGTACACGACGTATCTGGCAGGGTCTCCGGAAAGAGCGAGCGGTAAACCGCGTTAGACTCGTAATGCCAGCGAATCCTTCGACCGAGCTTCGCCGCGTTGGTGATGTTTTCGGAGATGAGTAAATTGCGTAGGTCTGGATTGTGTACATACAACATCCAACGAATAAATTCGTTCGAGTAGCCGAGCTGGAAAAACTCGTCGATGTCTTGCTGCGAAATCGGCAGCACTCGCCACATCGTCAAGCCCTCTGGACCGCAGGTGCTTTTGAAATGATCCCGCGGAATCTCGATAACATCTTTCAGATGTTTGCGCTCCAGCGTTCGACAGAACGGCTCGTGAAACGACTCCGTCAGGCGCTTGCGTCCAAGGGCGTGCTTGATGAAGTAGAAAAGATTCCCGAGACAGTTGACGCGCAGCGCTCTCATGAGCGCCGCAGGCGGCAAGCCCTTCAGCGAGATAGGCTGAAAACGTTCCATTTTTGCTACGCAAAGAAGTCGGGAGGGGAGGAGATGAAGCTAAAGCTTAACTTCGTTACTCAACATAAACCAACACCGTTCCGGCGTCAAGAGTATCGAGGATCAGGCCGTCGATCCAAGAGACTTTCCCTGAGCGCACCTCGCTAAGATCAAACGCGCCTGTCGGCGCCCAGACAATCCGCCCGTTCTGGTCTTTCAAAATACACACCTGTCCCTGAGCGCTGTATCCAGACCACTCAAAATGTGCGGTCTTGATCCATCCCTCCCAAAGGACGACGCTAGAACTGGGAGTATCAAGCTTCCACGGACGTCCTGCAACGTCGTTAGCCACGTTTTGAGGCTCCTTTTTTTACCTCGCGGTATCGCGGAGCTCCGAGTCTCTGCATCTGTCGCTCAAGTATCACGATGCGTTTTTCGAGATCGGGATCATGCTCCGACGCCAGCCACAGAGCTCCTTTTGCTTGACGCTCGACCTTCAGAAAACGTTCCCAAGGAACTTTCTTGACACGTTTTGTCGTTTTTGCCTTTGGCAGAGACATCTGTGAGCTCGTTCCCACGGCTGACGCCGTCACAGCGAAGCTGTTAGCGACCTAAGATATGACGCTGTAAATGATACAAAACACCCGACACGGCTTCGTCTTTCGAGTGCGGAGCACTCGTTTGCCAACCGCACTTGAGGCATACGCCTCTAAAGAGGAAATATGTTTTGTCCTGAGACTCCTGAACAAAGACGTAGTCCAGGACATTGTCCTTGGTGACGTTGCCATTGAGCTTGAATACAGGCTGCGTCTGCGCCGAGACAACGTTGACTTTCTCCGATATCGAAGATATTGTCATCCTTGAGAGGTCCGGCGTCGCGGCGATGTGAGGAGCAAGCTGGGCGTCGCTGAGCGATGGCTTCGCCAGCGGAGCTGGTGGCTTCGCAGAAGCCGTAGGCTTCGTCTGACCTTCGGTCCCTGGGATGACTCCTGTGATAATCTTGGGATTGGGATCGACCAGCGAAGCTGGGGCGGCTGTGACAACTGGATTGATAGGCGTCTTGTTTTGCTCTTCGAGCTTCGCCGCGGGCGACGCCGCAGGCGCGGCTGTCGCGGCATTCGGTGGCGCTGGTTTGTTTACGACTGGCATCTCATGCCTCCGCTGGTTTTGACGTCGAGATCGGGGCTCTCAGTAAAACGTCCCGCGTAGCGTCTGCTTCTTTCACCAAGGTGTCTAAGACCGAGTTCGGCAAGTCCGGCCGTGACGCTGTCGCGTTGGCGTCTTCGCTCCGCGCGGTGCTTCGTGTAAAGATTCGGCGTGGGTCACGGTCCAAGACCTCGCGCGCCGCGGCAAGCTGCATTCGCAGGTCTTTTTTCTGCTTGACAGCATCGATAAGCGCCTTCATGGCGTCCGGGACGGCGTCTTCGAGCTCTTTCGTGAGCTTCGCTCGCTCTGCAAGAGAGGCGTCCATTTTGTTAAGATTGTTCCGGCGGACGTCATCTTCGATGAGTTTGTATTCTGGGCAAGCCAAGACACGCTGCAAGCCGCCGTAGGACATGTTCATGTCCAAGGCGATTTGCGTGGCCTTGCGCCCAGCGATAATCATCCGGGCGATCTGTTCGGCTTTGATCTTGACTTGACTATTCATCTACTCGCAGAGCCAAGACACCTTCGGTGTCTCCATCCTCGACGTCTTCGCCACGCCTAAGACTTCCTCACCGAAGGTGTCCCTTCCCAGGCCAGCCGAAAGGCTGCTTCGTTTCGCGTCACTTCTCGCTTGCTTATTTGACGTTAAGGCTATCACGCCAGGGGCGCGGAAGTCAAGCTAAAAAATGTTTGTAACATCTTTCTATCTAACTGAAAACAAAGCTTTTACAAAAGCTTCGCTTTTAAGCGTTTACAACATTCTTTTAGGTGCTACGTACCTACTTGACACAGCGTAGCTGTGGCTGTGACTAGACTTGCTCTTAGCAAGTACAGTCTTGTATGCTAAAGCATTATGACAAGATCAATTCAAAAAGACGGAAAAAATTTTTCGAGTGGCCTCGACCATCTCAGTCTCAATCTCAATTTTTGGCCCCGGCGGGCATGCCTTCGGCATGAAATGGCCGTCGGACTGCAGCTGCAGGCGTGACACTACTAGTGTAAGCGTTGTGTTAGGTTTACCTGCAACCGTGGACTGTAGCAACCGCTCATTATATGGATAGCGGCGCTACAGGGCAAAGCGGATGGCGTGCGCAAGCGCCAACATATACAGCTACGCTGGGGCTGCGAGCCCATGCTAACAGCACGGCTGTCAAGAGCTAACGCTATGTGGAGGAGCTAATGCAACAAAACAGTCCACACAGCAAATGGAGACGTCGGCGTATAAAAGTCTACACGGTGTGTCCATGTTGTAATGAAAAAGCATGGCAAAGGCCTGTAACCGCAAGGCAGCTGACGCCAAGCAATACACGTACAGAGGAAAGTTACAATCTGTATTACTGTACAACATGTGGCGAGGCCTATGTCACTGATCCAACCTACAATGATTACGTGCAGCGTTAGCTGCTGCACATAGCGTTAGCTGAAGCTTTGTAATCCGCTCGTCTGTGGCATGGGTGCTACACTGGCTGCGCCAGGCTGCGCCAGTGACTTGCGTAGCAAGTGTAGCATCTAGCTACAGGAGGATTACAATGACCGAGGAAACAAAGAAAGCTATCGCTATCCTTAGCAGCGATGCTATGGATGAGTTTGGCAGGACGGAGTCCGAGCGCACAGTTGTGCTAGACAGTGTCTTCGCCGACAAGATCAACACGGAAGTCGGTGACGGCGGGCATGACACTTACGTGGACGCGCTGAACTATATCTTGACGAGAGGCTTCGCCGAGATAGAGCGCTCACGCGCATCGCAGGCGAAGGCCGAGGCGGCACGCAAAGACGCCAAAGCGTTAGCTACGCTGAACGACGTTCTGGCCAAGACTCCCACGCTCGCAGCCAATCCGCAAGCTTTGCTTGCGACGCTGAAAGCGCTAGGCGCCTTGACATCACAGGTAGCGACTGTACTGAAAGCATTCGGCGTAAACGCGCCGACGGCTGAAGCCGACAAGCCAAAGGCTGCCTAGGCACGTAGTGCCCGGTCACAGACGAGCGGAGGACAAAGCCGATGAGCGATGCTATGCACGAAGTGCATCTGCGATTACAGCGACTAAAGTTGTCAGCGACGGGTCGCTCGATTGACAACATCAACGAGTCTGTCCGCCGTGGCGATCATTTCGTTCTTCCTCAGTCCGAGACCTATGTGAAGCATCACGGAACGTGGCGACCTGACGGCTACTACCGTATCTTCTGTGCTCACGACCGACCGTATTATCAGACGTGCTCTCAATGTAGGCGGACGCAAAGTGAAGCTAACGACTGGTTGCTGCGCAAAAGCGGCTAAAAAGGGACGCACACATACGCCAAAGGCATAAGCCGTTGCTGTGCAAGGCTTTAGCCTTTGTGTGCTCCGCGCACAAAACACCCCCCCCCCGTGTGGCATGTTTGAGAGGTAACTGCGCAATGCTGCACATTTGTCATAAAGCTGTAGCTTTATCTTGACAAGCTGAGATATGTGTGTCAAGGCTAAGACAGCTATAGGACAAGTTATAAGATTTTTTTTTTTTTTTTTTTTTTTTTTTTTTTTTTTTTTTTTTTTTTTTTTTTTTTTTTTTTTTTTTTTTTGTGTTTTTTTTTTTTTTTTTTTTTTTTT